ATACCTCTCTCCTGGGCAGAACGCCTCACCGCCAGCGTCAGGCGGTTGTAGGCGGCTTCGAGGTTGAGAATCTGCCCTTTCTCGTCAATCAGTCCGGACAGGTACTTTCCGTACTGGTTGATGATGGCGCGTTTCGCGTCCTCGTACTCTTTCGTGCCTTTTTGGGCACCTTTGAGGCGGCCAAAGAGGATGTCGAGCTCGTGCTGCTCTTTCACGGCCTCGGCATTGAAGCCTTTGGCGGCTTTGACCGCCTCGTTGGTCTTCTTGGTCAGCTCGTCCGTGCGTGTGCAGAGATTGTAAAGCCCCACGCCTACGGCAGTGACGGCAGCGAGGATGATGCCCCACGGTGTCGTCTTCGTGAGAAGGTGGAAGGCGGTGTATGCGGCTTTCGCCTTTTCTATCTGCCCTGTCATGGCGTAGAAGGCGATTTTGAGCGCGAGTGTTGCCGTGCCGAGCAACTTCTGCGCTCCCTCGGTCAGCACGAGCCAGTAATAGTGAGCCTTGAAGGCGACGTTGCTTGCGCTGACCGCCACCTTGTAGGCAATCCATGATGCCGTGAAGGTCACGATCAATCCTTTGTATTGAACAAAGAAGTTAACCAGCACATTCAGGAAGCGCAGCATGGCGCTTCCGCTCGTCATGATGTGCTTGTACAGCGGCAGGAGTTTCTCTCCCAGCTCAATGGCGAGCTCGTGGATGTGCTTGCGTGCCTTGTCGATACCAGCCTGTGCCGTATTGTTGAAGATGTTGTACTCGCGGGTCGCCGACGTGGCTTCCTCAAAAGCCTTGTTCGCCTCTTTCTGCTCCCACTTCACCATGTCGAGGTGTGTGGCGAGCGTGGCGAGGACCTGGGACATACGGATTCCGTCCATTCCCAAGTCCTTGAACAAGGGCGAGAGCGCGGCCAGAGCGTCAGCCTCGCCGATCTCCTGCAGCTTGCCGAGGAACATCAGCACGCCCTCGTTGGTGCTGCGGTTCAGCGTTTCGGTGAACTTTGCCACGTCAAGCCCGACGGTCTTTGCCAGCTCCTGCGGCTTCTGGAACAACATCATGATCAACCTCGACAAGGCACTTGCCGACATCTCCACCTTTTGGCCGTTAGCGTCAAGGGTGGCGGCGAAAGCGAGTATTTCGGGGATTGTCATCCTCGCCTGTGCGCCCACACCGGCCATGCGTTGGGCGAACTGCACAAGGTAGGGTTTCGCCGCGGTGCAGTTCTGCGAGAGGACATTCACCGTCGAGCCGACGGCAAGCATGGCGTCTTTGGTGCCCAGCATCTGCTCGACACCGAAGATGTTGGTGAGCTTTGCGATGACTTGGGTCGCTCCCTCGCCCAAGTCGACGAGCGCGACGTTGATGATGTCGGCCGCCTCGACATAGCCCTGCACGGACTCACGGGTGTTCTTGCCTAGTCGTCCAGCCTCCTGCGCCAGTTCGTTCAGCTTGTCACGCCCGGTTCGGGTGTCCATGTCTCGGAACGACTCGTTCATCGCCACCACCTCGTCACGTGCCATGCCTGTGTACTTGATGGTGTTGGCGATTTCCTCCTCCATCTCGGCGTAGGAGTTCACCGCCTTGCGCCCAGCCATAACAAGGCCGGTGACCAAGGCGGCGATGCCCATGAGCGAGGTCTGCCAATCGTTGAGTTTACGATTGAAGCGGGTCCAGAACGACTCCTGCGTTCGGAGTTCCGCATTGACCTTTGCGAGTTCGGCTTTCACACGTTGGATTTTAGCCACGTGAGAGTTCCAAGCCGCAGAGCCGCGCTCCATATACTCCAGCTGTCGGTTGAGTGTTTGGAGCGTCTTGTTCAGCTCTTTGGGCGTAGCCCGGTCGAGGCGCAGCATGACCCGCTCCACCTGCTGTGTGGCGGTCTCGATTTCCCTCATCTGCCTACGGGTGTCGCCGAGTTCACGGCGCAGTTTCCGCAGTTCCACCTTGTTTCCTGCCATGGCCGCTTTAGCGATGGCGTTCTCAAGTTCCATAGCACGCTGCTTCAGTTGCTGCAGGACTTGAAGTGGTTGCTGACCATTCACGGTCAGGTTGACGGTTGCTTGACTGTTGATGTTGCTCATATTATTGTGGATTTTTCTACAAAGGTAAGAGCAACTAAATACCTGTTAAAAGACATCAGCGGCTCGGTGGAACTTGCACCGAGCCGCTGATGAAGTCCGTAGGCGCAGCCGAACTTTGTTGCAGTGCAAAAAGGTGCAACAAAGTGCAGATTTTCAATGAATGTAAAAGGTTGAAAATCAAGTGCTTTTTCAGTGAAATTTCGCATTAAATTTTCAATTTTGCTCGGAATTTCCAGAGTTGAAAAAGCGAAAAGGCTGTTTAACAGCCTTTTATGGGGTTCGGGGCTTCGCCCCGATGCAGTCTGCAAAGACCCCCCGACCGCCCTACGGAGCGATTTAGAAAATCGCCTTTTCGCCCGAGCGGAATGTGCGGTAAAATCGCCAATGTGAGCCGATGAACCGAAAGGCACTTTCGGTTTCGGCGGCCCACTTTGGCTTCCGCTTTTTCCGAGATTTTCGGCTCGCCGAAAATCGTGTGACGAAATCGTGCCTCGAACTCGCTTCAAGGCTTGATTTCGTGATTAGGCGATGTCGATGGGCGGTGAAGCGTAGGCAAGGTAGCAAGCGAATGATGAACGAGAGTGTGTGCCGGTGAGCCATAGGCGTTGACCAACGACTTGTCGAGCATTGGGCTTGTGGCGATTGTCGAATTGGGGTTGGAGCGCAGCGCATACCCCAATGTACTCAAACAAGCAGAGCAAGCCGTATGCGCTTGGGAAACGCCGTCAATAGCGAGCCGAGAACCGCAGGTGTTCACACTTTCTCGACTAATTGAGTGCGACGGACGCAGCCGTAGCGCAACTGTCCAGCGACATCGGGGGCTGTGGGTGGGAAATTAGACAATGTGTTCACACTTCTCTGCCCGAATAGGCACTTGTTGGCGTGGGCAGCGACTGGAGAAAAAAGTGAGAGTGAAACGAGCCGCAGATTGGCGGCAGTGTGGTGCGAGTGTCCTTTCCCCTTGACCGGCGCAAACGCTTTTGCGCATAACGAAGAACCATATAGTAGCGCGTGCGGCTCACCGCCGGCGAGCGAGCGAAGCGAGGTTTGCCGACGGTCAGGCAGGAACTCGTCTTCCTGCGAGCCGCTTGGACTGGGCAAATGTAGTGAAAGCGAATGAGTGTGTACAGGCTCACCATAGGCGTTGAGCAACGACTTGTCGAGCATTGGGCTTGCGGAGTGACTAGTGTCGGGTGTCAGCGGAACTTGTGAAGCCGATACCCGATGCAGCGTAGCGAGCCGTATGCGCTTGGGAAACGCCGTCAATAGTGAGCCGATAGCCGAAGGCGGTACACTTTCAGCAGCGCAACGGAATGCCGAACAGACCAACCCGCGCCACGATTGATGAGCGGTAAGACGCAAAGCACATAACGCAAACAACCGTAGCGCAGCGGAGGTTGGCTTGCGTGTGAAGGCTGCCGCTTGCAAGGACACCCCATAAGCGCAGTCTTGGGGTGTCCCTGCAAGCACGAGGTCAGCCTGTTGTGCCTTGCGTCCTGTGAGCGAATGAAGTTCGAAGTGTGAGGGTCAAGAGGAAAATCAGGGCACAGCGAGGTGGTCTCAGCGCAAGCCGAGACTTGCGAGCGTCAAGCACCAAGTACTGCCGACAATCAAGTGCCGAACTTTTTGTGCAGGGAGCGTAGTCCACGCCCTGCGTGCCGTGTGAGGGCGCTTCTATGGCTTTGTCACTGACAAAGAAACAAAGGGCGGGTTTGTGGGGTTTTCAGCGGCTCGTTCCGCTGATGATAGAAATGACAAAGGCCGCGCCTCACGGCGAAGCCTTCACCATTAACATAAACCTTAAAAACTTCAATTCATGAAAAAATTATTTACCTCTTTCTTTCAGACAAATGATGATGATTGTACCAACGAGCAGCCCTGTGAGCAGGAGCCACGGCCACCACGTCACGTCGGGAGGCTTCATGATACCCACGGTGTCACGGGCGTAATGGTCTGCCTTGTCGATTGAGCGGTGAGCCGACAGTGTGTCCACCTGTTCAGCCCGACGCGCAGCGTCGCGCTGAAGTATGTCGGCTTTGCCCAATCGTGCGTGTTTGCCCCGCAGGACAACCGAGCGCAGCGCAGGTTGTACTGCACCGAGGGCAAACTGTTCTGGCAGATCCATCGCCGTGTCACCGACCATTTTGCCGATTTCAGCAAAATGGTGTGTGGGTATGACGATTTCGAAGCTGTCGATGTCGAGGGAAAAGCGGCTCAACCACTGCGACCGCGAAGTGGTCGCAATGGAACTTGAGCCAGCCGCCTCGATGTCGTACTGCTCTTTCGTGGTAGCCGTGGCTTCCTTATGACTTCGGCAAGCCACGAGCAAAACCACAGCAAGCATTGCCGTGGTTGCCGCGCGTGGTGTTCTCATAGTCCGAAGTGTTTAGCGATGCAGGTGCGGTGCAGTTCTACAATCTTTGCCTTGCCCTCTGGTGATGCGAGAAAATCCACGTCCTCGTGGTTGTCTTGGAACAAGTTCTCGGTCAGCACCGCAGGGCAAGCGGTGTTCTTCACCACATAGAAATTGGCTTGCCAATAGTGTTCGCTTGGGATGGAGCGGTTGCCGTGCAACCCCATGGCGATTGCGGTATCGCAAAACGACTTGGCTAGCCTTTTGCTCGCTGCGGAGCATTGGCGAGCGACATATACCGCGAAGCCTCGTGCTGTGTGCCACTGCCCGTCAGAACCTGCGGCGTTGACGTGGATGCTCACATAGACGCAGTTCTGCGTGCCGAACTTTGCGCATATTCCGTTGACGTACCGGCAACGGAGCGAAAGTTCGGTGTTCCCCGGTCGTGGCACCTCGTCGCCTGGCATATCGACAAAGACGAGCAAGCCGAGTGCTTCGAGTTGTGGCTTGAGCAGGTTGATGACTTCACGGCTGAATCTGTACTCGCGGAACTTCTTGTCGGGCGAGCATTTCCCCGGCACGTTGCTGCCGTGCGCCGTGCCGAGGATAACTACTTTATTGGCGGTTGTGGTATGCGTCATGTCTTCTGAGTTGTGTATAGTCTAATTTGATTTTCTGCGACCATCACCGAGGCGGTGCAATTAAAGCCATGGTTCTGTGAAATTTCTCCAATTAGTCTAATGCTACCATTCGATGTTACTTGATCTACTTTCAAAATAGCAGTAACAGAGTATGATAGATTGTCCGGGTTGGCATTATAGATGACCGTGGTCTTGGGGTCGTCTTTCAAAATCTGCGCAAATTGCGCCACTGTGATTTCGGTCTGCGCCTCATCGCAAGTAACCGCCTTGTAGAGCGGTGTTCCTCTGTAGTTTTCTCCGTTAAGCATCAGCTCGTAGGCATCGGGATTGTTCTCGATGGCATACGACTTTTGCGTGTATTCCGGTGTTGGTTCGGGCGCAACATTGTGGAACTTTCCGTCGCTGCCCTTGTAGCGCAGCGACCGCTCTTCGCCCTCGGTGACTTCCTGCGGTCTGATGTTCATTACTCTTTTTTTGTTCTGCATAGTTGTATCTTTCATTACATGGTTACAATTCGGTCTTTAATGCTTTCCCAGTTTTCCGCTGACTTATAGCTGTTGATGCAGTTTTGATAGACATGGACATAGCATTTCGGTGAGTTTTGCAGGATGTTGGCTGCGATTTTTGGCGGCGTGAAGCTATGTATTGTCAGATTCTCCAGCTCGTCGCAATCGGCAAAAGCGAGAGCGTTGATATAAGAAAGGCTCGTTCCAATCGCGACTTTTTTCAGCGCCCTGCATCCTCTGAACGCTTCCGCGTTGATCACGGTCACTTTGGGAATCCACAACTCGGTGGTCAGACTTGCACAGTCCTTGAAGCAGCGTGGCAAGATGGTTGTGACACTTGGCGGCAGTTTGATGTCCGTCAGGCCTGTGCATCCGTTGAAGCAGTCATCACCCAAAGTCTGCAAATTCGAGAACCCCTGCAGTTCAGTGAACGTAACAAGGTCTGTCCGTCCTTGAAACCAGTTGCCCATGGAATAGACTCTGTGGAACAGCTGCGAGCAAAGGTTGCCGTTCAGCCCGAAATGCTGCACGCACACTTCTTGTGCGACAGGGTCACTCAGCGTTTTGGGCTGGTCAATGTACTCGACCCGTCCGTTTACATATATTCGTTTGACCGCCATGCCGTTGATGATGCACGGCAGGAGGTATTTTCCGTTGATGTATGGGATGCTCATGTGATGATGTAGATTACGTTCTGTTCAGGTTGTGATATGGCGCTGAACTCTTGCTGCGAAAGAATGGTGACACTGAATCCGTTGACGGGGGCGAGCGCGTCAGTTCTTCTGACGTAATCTTGCATGGCTTCCTCTTTGGAGAGGAAAATGTTGTGTGCCTCGCCCTCTGTCATGTATCCATAAAAGGCCGTTTCGTCGTAAGATGAATTGACCATGTTGACGGTTCCCCTTGTCGGTTGTCCTTCCCTTGCGAGTATGTTGACCTGCATCAATACATCGTCCATCGCGATGATTGCCGTCAGAATCAACTGCGGTATGTCGGGTGTCGGTTTCATCACGACAACCGGGGAGTATCCCATGCCGATGATTTCAACGATGATGATTCGGCGGTTGTCGATGGCTTGACAGATTTCTTCGTAGGTCGCTTCCGATGCCAGCGACATGTTCCCTTGATTCAGCGTAGCCTGGACTATGAGCGGCTGGTCACCGCCACCTGCGACGATTGGATGCTGCTTTCCGTCGCTTCCTTTGTAGCGTACCGACCTCTCGCCGCCCTCGGTGACTTCCTGGGGTCTGATGTTCATGATTCGTTTCTTGCTCATAATTAGATGGTTTTAGTTTTTATGCTTAATGCGTTGTTATACCAAATGATAACTCTTTGCTGACATTGCTCCATACTTTGACCGGTCAGGAAGCAATCAAAGAAGCAGATTACGCTTTTGCTCTCATCGTAACTTGCGATGGTCATAACAGCGCTGGCATATTTTAGAAATACTTTTTTGCCGCTTTTAATCATTTCGATTATTTCGGGAATGGTGTAATTGTTTCCGTCGGTGAACATTATCGCTCCTCTGTCAATCACATAATCACATTCCAGAAACAAAGGCTCTTGTGCGGTGTTGTCTCCACCGCCATTGCTGGACGCGACATCGTGAAACTGCCCGTCGCTACCTTTGTAGCGCACTGACCGCTCACCGCCCTCGGTGACTTCCTGCGGTCTGATGTTCATTACTCTTTTTTTCATTCTTCTTCGGTGTTTGTAAAGTTAATAGTGGGACGTTTTCTCTCAAGTTCTTGCTTCTTGGCCATCATCTCCATTGCCTGGGTGACGATGGCTGCGATGTCGTCTTTGTTCTTGACAATGACGTTGAAGGTGTTTGCCGCCTCGCGCAACTCCTGCTTGTCGTGCGTGCTTTCAAGCACCGACTTCCATTCGCAGAAGATGTTGAACGCGCCCATGAGCAGCGTGAAGAACGGTGCGGGCAACACGACGGAAGTCAGCACGTCGATGCAGGAAAGGCACAACATGGGGAGAAAGTACTTGGTTGCTTTCTCGGTGGTCATTTTCAATGCCCGGCTTGTTGTGACTTTACCTGCGAGTTTCGCCTTGCGCAGTCCGGCGATGAAATCGACGGTCATCGCCAGTATCACGGCGATGTATGCGATGGCGAGCCACACGGCATGGATGTGTAGTGATGCGTTTTTGAGTGTTTCGATAAGAAAATCCATAGATTTCAGTCTGATTATTTGGTTGTTAAACAAATTGTTTGTACCTTTGTAGCATTCAAACGATAGGGCCGTTGCTCTGTCCGTATATATGGATGTCGCTCTCGCTCATCCTTGTCTTTATAGGTGTGCTCTCGCTCACCTTTTTTTTGTGCCTACCGCTCGAAAATCCATTCGAAGCCCTCCGCTGTAATAGCATTGCTGACGTGGAACGGCACGATGGGCGTGACGAGGTTTTGAGCCAGCAGCCTCTGCCGCTTGCCGGCCTTTTGGTTGGCGAAAGCGAGTCCGTAAAGCAAGCGCACTTTGCGGTTGACAAAGTTGCCTTGTTCGTTCTTTCTCATCAGCTCCACTCTCGACTTGCCGTATGGCACATAAGGGCGACCGTTGCTTATGTCCGTCGCTTCGTTGACGAAGAAGCGAGCCTCCCACTGATAATCTTCGAATTCATCAAGTTCGAGGTTCTCATGAGGCAGCACATTCTTGGAAATTTTCACTTCCTCGAGTGGCCCGAATGTGATGGTGTCGCAGTCACCGACCACATTCCAGCCTTTGCGCAGTTCGCCATGATCCTTGATGCCATTGATTTTTCTCCTGTTCCGTTTTCTTGAATATCGGAACAGATACGGCGTGTAGCCTTGCCGCACGAGTGCGAGTGCGCCATGCAGACGCAAGGCTTCAATGCCGCGGTTGATTTCGATGGCGAGAGGGAAATAAGTCTTTTGCACGGTGTAGCCGTCGCTGCCGAACACGGCTTGCCGCAGTGCTTCCAACTGCTTGCAGTGCGCTGCGGTCATCACCCCTGCGCCATGCTGCGAGGCTGCCGAGAGAAAGAACTGCTGCAATTCTATCTCTCGCTCGCCAGTGGCGAGGTTGTAGCCGAACAGCTGTATGCCGATTCTGTTTGTGTCGATGAGGCATACCGATGCCCCGTCGACTACAGCACCTGCGCCTTGCACGGTGCGCATCTTGGCTTGCAGGGTGGAGATGTCGGTCTTGGCGTTGGCGAGCGACGTGACGTGAGCCACGGTCATCGCTCCTGCTTGGCTGGTGTTGGCAGCAGCGATTGAGCAGGTGCCCAGCCCTGCGAAGTCCTCACCAGTTCGCACGTCGTGCTTGGTGAGGGAAAGGTTAATCTTTGAGGCATGGCCTGTGCCCTGGCGAATGTCGGTCACGACATAGCCAGCCGCTTGAATGGCCGCCAACTGCCATCCGTGCTGTTGTGCGGTGGACTGCAAGGCGGTAACGGCCGAGCGCACCTGCGGCAGTGAGGCCTGCAAGGACATGATGGCTTGCACATGGCTTGCTGACATCACACCGGCTTGCATGTCGGTTGCCGCCGACAGCGGCACCGACGAGGTGAAGGTCGCGCCGTTGCGCAGACTTCTGCCTTTTAGTGTGAGGAACATGTGCTCCATGTCGACCATGCCGGTAGCGTGGGCGACATCATAAACGACGACGTACTGCGAGAGCATGGTTTTCCAGTCATCGAGGATTTGCCGCTCCGCGTCGGTCGATGCGGTGGCGAGCAGGTCGACAATATCTTGTAGCAGCTTGCCGACAGTCTCGGGCGAGATGGACTCCTTTTCTGTCTCGACACGGAAAGCCGAGATGAGTGCTGATAGTTGGTTGGTATCAATCATAATCTTTTGCGTTTTTGATGCAAAAGTAGATTGATACGGTTGCTCAACAAAAGACACAAAAAAAGCCCACCGAATGGTGGACATATAAGTCGTTTTTACATTTTGTCTGGTAAATCAAGGAATGATTTTATAAAAAGATGGCAATACTCCCAACTCATTCCAGATGATGGGTGCTGAATGAAAAGAACTGGAATTTCTTTGTTATTGATTTTGTATGTCCATATATTCCTGCTATCACCATTATCCAAAACTAATTCAGAGTCTTCACCTCCCCAATCAGGCATAAAAGAATATAATCTGTTTTCTTGTAATCCCCATGCAATAATATTGTCTGGTGAATAATTTTCAAGGATTTCTTTAAAAGCAAGTTCAGATTCAGGCTTAGAAATTTCGGGTTGGTCTAATGGACGTCTAGGTCCCGGCTGAGCATATTGTATATAATTATAGAAAATGATACTCTCCCAGAAATTAATATGTTCTTCATGCGTTAGGACTCTTCCGTAAAATGCTCTTTCAAATGTAGTATATGCCTTAATTGTCTTTTCGTATGTGTGTCCAGTAACACAATATATGGTTTCATGAACACAATCATCATCCATTTTCTCTTTTGAACAATGAGGATAACAGCATCCACCTTCTTTTAGTTGCTCTTTACAATAATGACTCTCTCCTAGAATCATTATTTTTTTACCGAAAATGCCTTGTTGGTATTTTTTGCCAACATGGGGAATGAAATTTATATGAGTCATATCACATAACCTTTAATTAGAAAAGAAGACTTATCTAACAACGTGCGGTGTTTTAGCCTCGCACCTTACGTCCAAAACGGAGGTAGCATCATCTTCTTGACCGCAAAGGTACAATAATTCTCGCAATATCAGCCGCTTCGCCCGAAGTTTTTGTTGAGGGCGTTGCTGATGATGCCCGTGAACGAGCGTCCTATGTTGTCCTCGTAGAACTCCTTGATATTCATCACCGAAGCATAATACTTTCGGCTGAACCACTTGCGGCGTTGCCGCACTTTCGTTCTGCCGATGTCACCGCTGTTGCCACGGGGCGTTTCACGACCTGTGCCATAGTCCTGCCACAAGCCGTATTCGAGGAAGGCTTGTGAGAGCGACACCTCGAAGAAGCGTCCGTCGGCACGCATGGCGATGGCTTTGGGCGAAGCCAGCAAAGCCCCGGTATCAATGACTCCCAACAATGTGATTTGCTCCTGCCAAATCTTTATCATTGTGTCATTGAAAGCGGTGACGAACTTCTCTCGCTCTTTCTGCGCCTGTTGCTCTGTGATGTTATTCCCATTCATCGGGGTTGAGTCTTAGGTCGGTGTAAACGTCCACTGCGATTTGAAAGTAAGCGCAAGCGCAGCCCGAGAAGAAATATCGGTCAATCTCGTTGAACGATATGCGCGGGTCGAGATAGATGCAGTGGTTCTCCAGCTTGGTTTTCTCCAGTATGAGCTTCGACATGAACTGCCGGAACACCTCGCGCATGGTGTCCATGCAGGTGTTGCGTGCCCTCATGTCGTCAATCTTGTGGCGCATGGCCATGAAGATTGTCTTCACTCGCCTTGTGCGAGGCGTGTTGTTCAACTCGGTGTAGCCGTTGGCGATGTCGCTCACGCAGATAAATGCCAGCGACTGCTGCATGTTATCAAGTGCTTCCTCGAAACCGTCCAATCCGCTGACTCGGCAAAAGGTGAAGCCTTCACTTTTTGCCAAGCGGTTGGTCGCGGTGAGCTGTTCAAAAAAGGCGGTGGCATCCCACCTGCCCTGTGGGTAGTCGTTGTTCATTTCATCGGGTATTTACGTTCAAGTTCTTCGTATTCTCTGGCTTGACAGTCGAGTTCCGTCAGGGCTCGCCAAGTGTCAAGCGAGAGAACCTGCTGCTCTTTGGTGACATCGCCTTTAGTCAAAGCCCGGATTTGGGCGTTGACGGCGTTTTGCAGCAGTTCATACTGCGAACCGCTATGCTCAATCATATTGCCATCGGCACCGCTTGCAGTGTCGATCGGCTGAAAGAAGTGCTTGAACACTTTGGCGAAAAGCCCTTTCAGGCTGGCGAACCAATAGAAGACTGATACACGTTCCTTATCGCAAAGCTTAATGTCGTCTGATTCATAGAGGTGCGCCGCCATCTCGTCGAGCAGGTTGTCCTGCTTGGTGGCGAGATAACCTTGATAGAGGTTATCGCAGACGATGAATGTTTCAAATGGCACGCCCTCAAAATCAGCTTTTACGGCACGATGTTTGCCAATACGCGAGATACGTACCGGCATTGACGGCACGTTTTCAAGCCAGTCGAGCGCATGGGTGGCTTGCTCAACCTGCTCGGCAGTGAGGATAAATTTCTGCTTGCCATGCTTGCAGAACCAGTCGTTACCGTATTTGTGTAGGATTTTTAGATTAGACCAATTAAACAAGCAATAGGCTTTCAACTTGGCTGATGACATACCATACGCTATCATACCGTAAACAGAGCGTAGCTGTTTATCTGTTAAATCTTCCCATCCGGTGGGAAGTTTCAAGTCAACTGTTATATTGACATTGATTTTAGAATTAGAAAAAGTAACCATGATTTCTCTTTTTGTTTTCAAAGATGGGTGGCTCGAATAGTTTGTATGTGCGTGAACTGCGGAACTCGGGGAACTGCTCATCATGCTTTCGCATGAAGTCCACGATGTCGCGCAGCGACTGGATGTTAAGCGTGTTTCCCTGCAACGCGCTGACGATTACAGAGCGCAGCCGCTCTATAATCTGAGTGTGGCATGAAGCAGTGAGCGAGAAATCCCACGACATGGAGAACACCTCCTCGCGGAGCACCGCCAGTTGCTCCGGCGAGATGAACTCCTCAGCGATGCGCTGCTCAATGTCGATGCACTTTGAGCGCAAGCCCAGGTAGTTCGCCCAGCGGTGGTCGTTGTAGCCACACAGGTTCGCCAAGTCGATGTTTGGGAACAGCGTCGCGGTGAACCATTGGCGTGTGGCACTCTGCCACCATTCCTCAATGCGGAACAGGTAGCCTATCAACTGCTCGATGGAATTGTCTCGGCTCGTTTCGAGTGAGGCAATCAGCCGTGCCACCCGGTCACGGCTGGCAGGGGCCACGTTCTGATTGCTCACGATGCCGAAGCCGTTGGGCGTGAGCACAAGGTCGAGGCTGGGCACAGCACGCAGCATGGCTTCGTGTGTGACCACGCAAACGGCGGTGAGCCGTACCGGCTCGCTCTCGTCGAGCGTGAGAAAGGAGTCGGCATAGCCGTCTCCGACGAACTGCGAGAAGAGCCACCGCTCAGCGGTCTCGAGCCACGGCAGCACCTTGTCGAACAAGGGCGTTTCGCCCTGCGCCGTGGCGAACACATTGGGCATGTATCGCCGCAACTGCGCGTCATTTGTGATTAACTGTGTCATATCATTAAACTTTCTGCTTTTGTGGCATTTTGTGGTAAAATGGATTTTCGAGACACATAAATGCCTGATAATCAAGACTGATTATTTCGTTATTGTGGCATCTTTGTGGCATTTGACTTTAATGTTACCTCTTTCGCATCGGTGTGTTCAGATAGCAGCGTGAGCTGGATGAACGGGACATCGACTTTGCAGCCGCTCCACTGGTTGAAGCGGATGATCATCTGGTGGACGGTGAACAAAAGGTCGTGATACGGCTTTTGCAAGGCTTGGGCGATCGTGTACAACTCACGTTTGTCCGAGCCGCTGTTGTTGGACTGCGACTTGCCTGGCACCGACCCGACAAGGTTGCTATGCACGCGCATAGTGAAGCAGAACATGTTCACCGCCTCCTGTATGTCGGTGGACCAGTCGCCGCCCTCCTTGTTGTCGGAGTCAATCTTGTTGATGACGACCTCGTGCTGAACCTCGCCCGTGGGCGCGACATAGAATGTCGAGAACCACACCTTGCCAGCGTTCTCAACGCCGGTGAGGAAGTCAAGGATCTGCTGCTTCTCACGGACGATGCGTTTCTGCTGCTCTCGTCGGTCGGTGATGCCCTCGCTCTTGAAGATGGAATCCCAATATTTGTTGGAGATTTCTATCTGGTACTTGATGGGTGCGTTGTTCTTGAGCTTGGCCTCTTTCGCCATGCCGATGAGCTGCTTGATGTTGTACCACTTGCCGCGGAACAGCGAGCCGTAGTAAGGAATGGGGTAATAAGTGCTGTCGGGTGTGGGTACACGTGTCAGCACGGCGAACTTGCGCGACTTGGTGCGTATGCGCTGCTTGCCGTCGTCGCCGGCAATCCTGCCCATGCGGATTGCGAGGTCGCGCCATGGCGAGTTGATGTCGAGCAGTTCGATGACCTCAATTTCCTTGCGGCTGCTGATGGCACTTCGCCAGTTGGCGTACAAGACTTGCCGGATTGCGCCGTCTTTGTCCGCAGGTGAAAGTCGGCAATAGCAAGCCTCCTTGCGGAGCAGGCGCACAATCTTGGAGCCGTCGGCGTTGAGGATGATGACCGATACGCAGAAGGCGAAGTGCTTGAAGTCCTGGCACACACCGAGGAAATAGGAAGGCAAGGCGTTGTCGAGCAGGAAGTCCTCGACCTGCTGCTTGACCGCCGGGCCGCACTCGTCGGTGTTGTATTCCAGTCCGCTGCCATAGCAGACTTCGGCATTGAACATCTGGCAGGTGGAGAGCGTCTCGTCGCTCTCTATGAGTTCAAGGATGTTATAAGGCAAGGCGTTGTCGCCGCCCCACGGTACATAGGAAAGCGTGTCATCGACGATGACGGGCACGATGTCCGTGTCTTCCTTGAACACCTTGCCTGAATCCACTTGAAACGCTGCCGAAGCGTTCAAGTTGGGGATGGTTTCTACACTATTAAAATTTAACTCCATAATTCTGCGAATTAGTTTCCGCAAAATTATGGAGTTGTGCTTGGTCTATAAAAGACAGAGTTTTACATTTCAGGCAATGGACCCGCTATTGCATAATATATAAGCAGTATGACAAATCCGATAGCAAATGAGATTAGTGCTAATGTGTTGAAATCATCTGTTTTAACCTTGATTATACCTAAAGCGTCAAGACCTCCTACTATTAGGAAACCTAAAAATGCACATGCGCCAAAGCCCATTGCAAGTGCAGGACCAAAGATTAGTCCTATAACAACGATAATAGCTATACCGATGTACTTTAGATATTTCATGTCAAAAGAATAGATGTTTATGGTTTTTCACCATCACGATAAATGGATAATGCTCTCTTATATTCTTCATCATCAAGAAGATTTATACTCACACCATATGCATTTGCAATTTCGCGCATTTGTTTTCTTTCAGCGGATTCGTCTCCATCGTTAATACGTTGATGTGCGTTCAAAAGAGCGGTAGTGACAGCCATCTTGCGAAGTAAAGGATTACCGCTTGCATTGTTATTCACAGCTTCCTCGCCAACAGACTCGTAAATCTCTCTAAAGAAACTACGAATCTCTTTTTCAATTGCAAGCATTCCTTCTGTCTTATTTCTCTTTCCCAAAAGAAGCTCCATTTTGACTTGGCTTTGATCTTTTGTTCCACCATCAGCCATTATAGAGAGCATCTCATCTTGAAAATCTGTCATCAATCGATTCATATCACTTGGTGTAAGTAGTCCTAATGGCTTGGGGTAGTCATCGTCCTCATTAGAGCTTGAATCAACATCTTGAGATATTTCTGATTTCTGAGGCTGCTCAATTGGTTTTGTCTCAACAACTTTTTCTACTTGCTGCGGTTGAGATTTTGGTTGCTCCGAAGCCATTGGACGAACTGCACTATTAACCATATTTGATTGTTGTTTGGTGTTTTGCGTTTCTTTCTCCTTTGTTTTTTTATTGCCAAAGTAATAAAGAACACCACCAATTACACCAAGCAGAATAGTCGCACTAAACTTTTGTCCAGCGGCTTCACCCGCTCCGCTTCCTGCTGCAATGATAGCTACAAGAAAATTAAGGGCGGCAAAAATGAGTAAAATAATTCCTGTAATTTTCATGTATTTTCAATAAAAGAGTGATAACAACATTTTTGATTAAGTAAATTTCGGGTTCTCAATTATGTCCTTTATGCTTGACGGAAGCTGAGCATCTAACTCGTAAAAAGATGGTCCACCATCAAGCACATCCTTAATTTTGCTTTCTAATTCATCATCGTATAACTGAGATACTTTGCTCATAAGACGAGAAATGGTTGCAAACTGGACTTCCATCATAGTCATTTTTGTTTGATGACCATTAATTGGGACATAGACTATATAATTAGGAAGCCAATTGTTTTTTTCAATCATATCCGTGATGCCTACTTTACATATCCAAGCAGAAATAATCAAAAAAGAAACATCAGGATCATTCTCGTATCCGTCAAGCATATTCTTGACATTGGCGACTGCATTGCCAAGTTTAGTCAGCTGTTTCGCGTTGTCGAATAATCCCATATCATTAATTAAAGAAATTGTATAACAACTTAGCTATTGCGGTAGCAGGAAGGATAAACAATCCAACCATGCAACCGCTACCAGAAGAAGAGCCTCCACCTTTGGGTGCACCTGATGGGCAGCCATCCATACTGTGGCCGTCTCCTCTACCATTTGTTTTGCTACAACCATAGCAAACATAGAAACGACGAGAAGGGTCACGAGTATCGCTCCAATAATACTTATAAACTGACATTGGCGCACCACAGGATGGGCAACGGCCATTCTCTAATAGACCTTGTTCTTTCAAAAAAGCCATTGCCTTAGGGTCATTGACTGGTCCCATCATAAACAACCGCATGAATTCGTCTTCGAATACTTCATATTCTTGCCCCGATTCTCTAAATCCATGCTCATTGAGTTCTTTTGCCATGAGCTTTAAATAATCCTTAAAACTTAGGCTATTAATATAACTACTTGTATACTTCATAAAATATTAATTAAATTGTGATGAAACATTATCCATATATTTCCTTGTACTGGATTCAATCCTTTCTATCATTTGTTGTTGATCCATAAATTCGGGGAATGTCCAGTCAAGTTTATGGTCACCTATGAACATGTTTTTCATTTCAAAGGTGACATTTATTTTGTCAAATGTATGTTGGAAATGGAAAGCAATGCTTCCTGAAGCGTTTTTCATACCAACACATACATAATTGTTCGTTTCCTTAACAACTTTAAGACCTGAATCTGGGTCTATAAAATTGTCAATCAATGTGCGGTATTTCACTCTCATGCCGCCTTGTTTAACCAATTTGTCGTTTTCTTTGTATGAATCCTTTGCAAAATTAAAAATAATAATTCCTACAATTATTGCGACAAATATTAGGAATGTACTCATCTGGAGCAAGTTATTTAGTCAAAGTAATAGGATATTTCTTGATATATTTGGCTGCTGGATTTCGACTTGTCAAACTTAAATTCTTTAAGTACAGATGAATTTTGAATTACAGCTACCCTTAATTGAGAACCACCAAGAGCAGTATAACTCATAAAAAGTTCTTGTCCAGCATTGTTTCTGAATCTAATTGACTCGTCATAAGAGCGTTCCAAGGCAATTGAATGATTTGGGTCTTGTAGAACAAGATCAACAACAGCACCAAAATTTTCTCTTAAACGAGTTGCCGTTCCTGGCGTTTTAAGAGCAACAGCTTCTTCTTTATCGATTTTCTTTCGATAACTAGAAAGCCAGAATATTGCGGCAATGCAAAGAATTATAAGAATTACGCTCATGTTAATGAATGGATTATGAAAAAAGCCTCTTGTTTTTTGACTTTTAAAGAGGAAATATTTAATGCAAAGGTAGTATTTTTTTCTTACTAAGAGGCAAAGTCTACAAATAAATCACAAAAACACTTCGAGTCCGTTGATCTCGAAGATGCAGACATCCCGCACTTGGCGGATCTGCCGGCTGTCGAGCAATTTCATCTGGCGTGTGCCTTGATAGAAATTATAGCGAAGCGGCACGCAGTTCCGCCATTCCTGGATTTCACCGCTTTTCGTCCACAGCTTGATGTCGACGGGGTCACCTGCCTTTAGCATCTTGCGCAGGGTGGTTATGTGGATGGATTGTGCCATATCAGTTATAGGTGGGGTTGAAAGGAGCGGTGAATATTCTGTCGTGGTCGACCGAGAGGTAATCAGTAGGAAGATAGGTGCGCCTGTCTTGGTACTGGTAGGTGAACTTGACTGTGTTGAGCTCACCGTCCTCGTCGTGGATTTCGCAGGTGAAGTCGGTGATGAGGACAATCGGCATGTACTGCGGATTGTAGTTTCCGAAATCATCCTCCGAGAAGTCAGTGCGCTTGGTCGCCATGCGCACGTCGTGGGAGTAGAACAGCTGCTCAATCCACCGGGCTTGCTCCATGGTAAGCCCAGCGGTCTCGACCTCGTACTGCTTCTCGTTCTGCTGGTTGTAGAATGTGGATAGCCGATGCGTGACGGCTATTGAGCGGTCAGACTTCGGCTTGTGCGTGGTGACTGCTTGCAGGTCGCAACGCTCATAGACATTGAAGGCATTGCGGAAGTAGAGCGAGAGAGGCGGCTCGTGATTCTGCACATAGAATGTGAAGGCACGATGCCCGGCATGGACGCTGTAGGCGTGCAGGGTGATGGCCTCGCGCGGTCTGCCGTTGGCAGGGCTTTCGACAATGCCGGTCAGCATCTCGCAGGTCAGCTCCACCGTCTTGATGCGGTTGGAGTTGCTGACCCCGCAGTCCTCACGCAAGGTGTAGATGCGCGGTTCACCGCCATACACACTTGCCACCACCTGGTAGGTGATTTCTTCCTGGGCATTCGCTTCGATGAAGAAATGCAGGAACTCCGTAGCATTTAGCGAGGTGAGTTTCGCCGCCATGGTGGTGAGGAAATTGTTCCGCAGGAACTCCCCGATGTCGCCTGTGAAGTGCTGTTCGAGGTAAAGCACTTGGAAGGTGGCGAGGGTTACGCTTCTTCCATTGGAAATGGCCCGCAACTGGAAATCCTCGATTGACGTGTTGCGGTCGCGCAGGTAATATTCGATTACCGAGCGCAGGTCGTGTATCTTCACGCTGCGTCCGTATGGGAAATGCAGTGCCGAGAAAATGGTGTGGTCTCGACAATCGAGACACACCTCGACTTCGTTGTCATCACTCGTGGTGATCACGATGTCGGGAATTTGCGAGGAAAACATCAAGCTCCCCAGTTCTGTTTGTAGGGTTACTGCCATATTCGTTGCCGTTTGGTTTTGTTTGGCAAAGTTACTCTCATTAGTTCCACCGCTAAAAGACAACAAAAGCCACCTTGTTTGGGTGGCTTCTGCTTGGTGGGCGGTGCGATTTATCGCTCTCCTTTCTTCGCTCGCGCTACAATCTCCGAAAAGGCATTGAGTTCGAGAATTAACAACTTGGCATATTCCTCGCATTGCAGGGCAAACTCGCCCATTTTTGCACCCACAGGGCGGTACTTTGCCATTACGCTCTCGGCTTCGGCTAAATGTCCGTGCAATTTGTCTAAATCGCTTGATGTCATTTGCTCAAAAATCATAACTCGGTGGTGTTTGTGGTGGGCGATTGCTCGCCCACCGTGTTAGACTTCTAATTACTTGCTCTCTTTCTTTGCGCTCTTGCGTGTGGCTTTCTTCTTGGGTGCGCTCTCCTGCGCTGCGCTAGGCTCATCGCATATCGCCACACGCTTACCTGCACGCACCAATTTAGGCAGATAGCTTTCGAGTGCGTGATGTGGGAAACCTGCCATTTGTGCGGTGATGTCCTTTGCATTGCGACGTGTGAGGGTGATGCCTAAAACCTCGCTCACGGCCTTTGCATCCTCGCCAAAGGATTGGTAAAAATCGCCACAGCGGTACAACAAAATTGCATCGGTATGCTTGGCCTTCATGCTCTCCCATGCCTTTGCGAGTGCGCTCGGCTCTGCGGCTTGCTCGGCTTCGGGTGCGCTCTCCTGCGCTGCGCTCGGCTCGGCTTGTGCCTTGCTTGCGCTCACGTCCGCCATTAACTTTGCGTAAATGGCTTTGGGGATTATTCCACCGCTACGCTTGCGCAACAAAAAACAATACTTGAGGCACTTCAACGGCTCACTAAAGTAAAAATCACTCTCGGCATTCTTGGTGCCATTTTCTTGGAGATAGGCGTGCCACATTTGCGCTCCGCTCTTAACTTCTCTCTTGCTTGCTAAAATCAAATTTGCCATAATTGTAAAATTTAGGGATTTATGAATGATGTTAAATAACTCTCTTATTGCTCGCTATAGACATTGCAGTAACTAACTTGCACACCTACCGACATTGCCATGTCTGCGGCTTGCTCGCTTGCCTCGCTTGCGCTCACGGCCTCGACCTCGAAAGTGTGAATTTCATTCTCGAAGTCAATCACATCGACCACATAATTATTGTATGCGGTAGAGCGGAAACCTTTTTTACTAACTCCGCTTGCAGATGTGTCAGGAGTGCTGAAGAACGATGTGTTAAATGATGCTGTCATAATCTTTGAAATTTTTAAGAGGTGAATAATCATTGTCTACGTATGTCGCGTATAACCTTTTTACGGTGCGTAACAAAGTGAGGCAGGGAAGTGAGCGACCGCAAGGCTTGCCTGAAAAATTTCTATCGCTCGCGGCTCGAAAAATTATGGGCGTAGAACTGAATTTTTTAGAAAATTTTCAAAAGGCAACTCGACATGGGCCTTGCAGTGGAACGGCTGCCCTTAACTTTGCACTGGAAAAAGTTATACATCAGCGGCAGGAGTAATGACAATGATAACCTCTTGGGAATTGATTATGGCAGCTCACACATCGTGGCACTCCAGCGAAGCAGCGAGCGGAGAAAAACAAAGCAAGGAGAAGAACGGCACCAGCCGTTTCCTCTCCTTACCGATTAGCGAACCACCGCCACCAGCGGTTGGTAAGCGACGCGAACATTATCCTACTATACCACGAAATATATTGGTGGCTTTATCATTGTTTCAATCAGAAGGTCACGCCACATCTATATTTTACAAGATTCTCTATATGCGGTTCTTCAAATATAACCGATTCTCCAGATTTATTGATGGCTACAGAAATCATGTTTAACCCACTCCAGTCGTTCCAATAAGAAATTCTTAGCGTTGCATGGTCTCCATCGATGTCAATGCTTGGCAGCAAAGAACATGAGTTGAATTTTTTGACTTCATCTTCAACTTCTCTTCTGCCTTTTGTTAAATGAGCCGTAAGACTGTTTCCCTTCGTACCGAAAGGCAGAATGAACAGTTTTTGAAGTGTTTCGGGCAAGAAAATGTAATAGCGAACACCATAATTTGCATGCCAAAACTTAGGCATGAAGTCAGAAATGTTATTGAGTAACCATGCCTGCATAATGCCTTCTTCAGTGAAGGGAACTTTGAAATATGGCAATGCTGGCGGCACATCTTCGGTTTCTGAATAATCCCATGTTCCATGAATTTTCAAAGAATCATTGTATGGCACGTGTAAGCCATCGTCCGATGTTGGTTTGTAGTATTCTTTGAAGTCAGACTTAAAGCAGTATGTTTGAATGATGCTGCCTTGTTCATTGCCTCTTTTGAAGGCGTCAAAAGTGTAACCCTCTCTCAATTTGAGAAGTGGCAGATGGGGCAAAATGAACATCAAGTCGTCGAATGATTTGAATTCCTCGGAATCCATAAATTCTTCGAATTGGGCAGCGATCATACCAAGCCTGTTGCCATCAGCCTTGGGCACAGCAGAAGAAATTTGGCCAGTGACCCAGAGCATTCCTCTGATGGGCATTTCTTTCTGCGCGTTAGGCAGGAAATCTTTCCTGAAATAAAGCGGGAAATACACCTCAGTATCGTCGTGATTGCAGACCTTAATGGTAGTTTTATAAAATGGGATGTCCAACAAAGACGTTTCCTCTATATTACCGGCAGGAGATTGGAACTCTACTTCTTCGGGGCATTTGGAATTAAGTGCAAGAAAAGCGACAAGTTTGGTCAAGTCAAAATGAATAGGCTTGACATTGCCGTTCTCATCATATTCAGGTTCCTCTCCCAATTTGGCAAGGTGGTCTATTGCTTGCTGCCCTTCAAAGTCAAAGCCATGTGATGCTTCTTCTGCCTTCATTGCAATAGCGGCAATATTGACAGTGATTTTGGCGCCCTTTTTATAACTGTTCTTGTTGAAGCAATAATCTGTGGCGAAGAATGCGAATTTGAATGCGCCATGGCTACATTCAACGGTTGCTTCCATTTGATTGTCCCATTCACGCACTCGTTCTATCTCCACTTCCAGGTCAAAGCCTTTCATCGTGGGAAATACGGAGATGAACTCATTCGTGTTATGCTTAGTGTTGGCCGCTATCAGTGTCAGCATCGACATATCTTTGTCGCTATATTTGAGTCCGAATACATCAGCGACCTTGTTCGGCATATCATCAATATTGATCTGTGTTTTTGTCGATTGAACCAATTTCGAATTAGCGATAACATCACGAACATGGTTTGTTATGAACTCGTTTGCCTCCATAACGGCATCAATATGGTCACCATGAGTCATGTAAAGCTCGTCTTCAGGGTCAAATGGTTCAAAGTCTTTCTGTTGGAGTTTTACGCAAGCGTTAATAATCCTTCCTTTTTCGCATTTAATCAATATGAAGTCATAGACACTATCATTCGTATTGACGTAGATTCCAACTCGTCCGGTAAACTTGTTTCTTCCTACTGCTGAATGGCAAACCGTCCCTTTATCTTTCATTGACTTGAGTTTTGCCGAGTAATAAGGAATGAATTCCTTGCGGCATGGCATTTCGTCAAACACCCAATCGGTCGTGTAATGGAAATCTTTGTCGAGATAAGGTTCTATAATGCTTGCGTCTTGCTCACGCCAAGACTGTGCGTATTTGTCGGCAAGTTCCACGTCAGTCAAACGCCGCTCCAAAGGCTCGTTTGCCTCATCGGGAATAACACTGAAAGAATAAAACTTAAAGCAGAAGTCTGCTCCGCATATCAAATCTTTTGGACTGTCAGTATCCAAGCAAAAGGCACTGGCAATAGTCACACGCGGGTAAACGCCATTAGACCTATACTCGTCAATCAACCATTGCTTGTCAATTGAATCCAAATCGAATTTGCCCTCCTGTTCGACCACAACAAGGATGTTGTGTGATGTGGGAGTGAGGACAGCAAAGTTCGGTCGACTACCGTCGTTGTCGAAGCGGAAATCTGCTTCATTACCGACTTTTTTTTCGATTTTTGTTACTTTGCCATTATTGGCTGTATAATCAGCCATCAAGGCTTCAACCGCAAAATCATGCAGTTCTTGTTCAGTCATAACCCTGCCTTTACGTTCAGCCGAACATTCGTGCTTATGAACTACAGGTTCTCCATTTTCATCACGTCGGAACATCATAATATCAATATTTTTAGATTAGTTTTATAAACCAGTGCAAAGATACAGAAAAACTGTGCACTCTATCTTCACAACAAAAGATTTTTAGCTATTTTCGCCATTACCATCAGAAAGCGCACGAGCCTCGTCAAATTTGGCTTTCATCGTGGGGTTGCCACGAGTGAGCCTCTTGATGGTGAGGTTGTCTGCGTCTTGGTTTGCAAGTCGCAGGTTGTTCTCCGATCCAACAAGGTTTTCTCTCACCTTTTGCAGCTTGGCGATAGTGTCGTCAATCTGCTTGATAGCGTCCTCGAACTTTTTGGAAGCCCTTTCATAATGAGTTCCGAACTTGTCCTTAAATTCAAGGAGCTTGTTCTCGAAGTTCGTGACATCTACCGATTGGTTCTGGGCGATGGCGAGTTGACGCTTCAATTCCACACTTTTTTTCGATGTCTGCACCAGCAGAGTGATGAGTGGAATGAAAAACTGAGGGCGAATGACGTACATCTTTGGGTAGCGGTAGCTAACATCAACGATGCCGCCGTTGTAAAGCTCGCTTTCAGGTTCAAGCAACGACACGAGGACAGCAAACTCGCAGCCTTTGGCAGTGCGGTCAGCATCGAGTTTACGCAAGAAATCCTCGTTGCGGTGCTTGGTGGCGGTCTCATCCATTTCGTTCTTCATCTCGAACATGATGGAAATGTACTCAAAGCCGTCCACAAAGTCACGGAAGATGAAATCGCCTTTGCTGCCTCCAGATGCATCGTTGTCTTTCTCGAAATAGGCTTCGGGAAATACGGGTCGAAGCATGGAGTTGAACTGCGTACTGCAATGCGCTTCAAGCGATTCGCCCACCATCTTCGTCGAAAGGCGTGCTTTCATATCCTTGACGCGCTCGATCTCCTCTTTGGCGAATTTGAGCTGCTCCTCATAATTCGCCTTCAATTGTTGCTCACGGTTTGCAGCTTCGCTACGCTCTACATCTTGTTGAGCTTGCAACTTGGCGATAGTCGTTTCTTGTTGCTGTAGCGTTTCGCTTACCTTTTCTCGTTCATCACGCACAGCGATTTCGCGCTCTTGTGTGAGGCGGTTGATTTCCACGTCCTTTTGAGCAAGAGCAGTTCGTAACTCTGCTGCTTTCACCTGCTCAAAATTCTGTAAGCGTTGCTCCAATTCTGCTATTTTGGCATCACGCTCGCCGATGGTGTGGTCACGCTTACCCAACTCAGTCTGGAAGCCGGATTGGGCTTGTGCTGCGTGAGCTTGTTGCTCGGCTTGCCAACGTGCATGTTGGTCATGCAGTCTTTGTTCAACTTCGTTGTTGAACTCTGCGTTTCTCACTTGGCTCAATATTTGAGCATAATCACTCTCGTTAACGGTAAATGTTTTACCGCAGTTTGGACATTGTAATTCTCTCATAATCTTACCTCCAGGTTTTTACACAAAAATAGGTTCGTAATAACACGACGGCGAAATAGGATTCTCCTGCAATACAACACAACTAATTGTATTTGCAGATACAATCTCATTAATTTCCTCGTCGGTAAGGAAGAGTTTCCAAGTTGGCACCCCGATTACTTTTGCAATAGCTTCAAGGGTCGCAATCTTGGGTTGTGGCTTACGAAGCAATTGGCTCATGGCAATCTTTGTGATGCCAAGCTCTTTTGCTACATCAGATGGTCTGATTCTAAGGCTTTTCAAAACCTCCTTTGTTCTGTTTTTCATATATAGAAGTTTTAAGATTGATGTTTTGAATTAACTTTTACGATGCAAAGTAACAGTTAATCTGTGCAGTCTTTGTGCGCTACAAAATAATCGGCAAAAAAAATCGCAACTTTTTTAAAAAAATTGCGATTTTCTAGAAAAAATGAGCTTTTACGTCTCGTACATTTCTTGAAGGTCGGAGTAGAAATTGATGAGCGACTTTTGCAGATCAATGCCGCCGTCATATTCGTTGATGGGGATTTCCAATGTTCGGAGCTGCTGTATGCACTCCGAGAGGAAATCAGGTGGCGATGTATGGAAAGATGCCATCCAGTAGCCATTGATGCCTCGCGGCGAAAGTTCGGTAGGACTTCCATAGCCCAGTTTTTCCCAGAGGAAAAACATCGGGGCTTTCAAAGGCTCAACTTTGTCGGCGATGGGATGCTGAATATGCTTCGGCATCCCTTTAACCGACAAGATTTTGTCTTGTAACTTGCATAGCGAGTTTACAAGCAAAATGAGCTGCTGTTTACTCGGCATATCATCCATTGGCTTATGCAATAAGTTGGCACAGACACGAGGCGAGCAGCACGATCTGCGGTAGCGATTGCAGCCCGATGTCAGTGCGGTTTGCGAGATACGTGTCGATTAGGATTTTTCGAAGATGTTGGGCGGTAGCCGGTTTTGTCATCAGTTCGAAAAGTTCGTGGTCTATCTCTGCGCACTTGTAAAAGTTGCGCAGAGTTGATATGGCATAGGTGTTTGGAGCTTTGCCCGTATTGAAGGGCACCAGCCGCCAGAAAGGCTCACCGTTCATGTGGTAGTACGGCATTCCGATATTCGGCTTGAAGTGAACGATGCCACGCGTATAGCGAGTTTCGTTTAACTTGAAAGCCGTAATTAGGGCCTCGCTCAATTCGATTTGCGGAGACTTGATAATGCCGCACTCCACCAAGTCGATGACTGCCAACAGCAGCAGCGGCTTATGCGGCGCCAGTTGCCCACCTTTCTTATTCACCGAAAGGTTCTCAAAGCAATGCTGATAATATGCCAAATCCTTATTCATTATTGATACCCTTTCGCTTTTAAGATGTCACGATGCTTTTTAAGCAAAACATTTGGTTTTTGGTCATTCACTCTGATAAGCAATCGCAGAAGTTCCATGTTGGTCATAGTAACCTTATTTTCGTTCTTGCGCCACCAATTATAGAACCTGACGGGATCATCAGAATATGGAAGGCTGGCAATTACTGGCTCGCTATATCCAGGAAAGTCGATGTACAGTTTCAATCCTTTCACATCGCGGTAATAGGCAAAATGGTGATTTAACAAGCGACTTTGAAGCACCTTGTATGAATCGAACTGAATACGAATATCGTATGCGCGAATTACCTTATCAAGTGAAACTGGGTCATCTCTGAGCCACTTTGACACATTCTTTGTTACACCGTCAATAGTGAGCATACTATCATTATAATATGTTGCTCCTTGACGTGGTGCAAATGTGGAAATGGAGTCATCGCCTCGGCTCTCTTGGGCGGCTTCACCAGCCCTGCTGAAAGCGCGTTCTCCAACATAGTTAACTATGTCAATGTGATTGCGCTCGCCGCCAGGGTATGTGCTGAAAAGCACGTCGTTTGCCTCGCCCAAGAAGAAGTCCTCGATGAAATTCCACCTGTCCTTATTGCTGAATGCTTTCAGGAAGAAATGGTCGAAAATCTCCGAACTGATTTTGTGGCGATTTTCAATCGTGCGCAAAAGAGAGTTGCGATAGCTGTTGTCGCTGGCATCTTTCGCTATACGGCGCGGGTCGTTGATACGGATGAAAATCATAGGATTATCACCGCCTCGACTTTCGTATGTTCCGAGACCCAATATCTCAAGGATGCTTCCAACACGGATGTAGTTTAACAGATACTCTGTGCCATAAGAAGCATACTTCGTGGCGGTGTTATTAATTAGGCCGTCTTTGAGTTTCAGCAGTCTGCGTTTTAAGTTCTCGAAGTTATTGTTATAACGGCTGCCAAAGATTGCGTACTGCACATCTTGGTTAACCTTGCGGCGACGCTGCAAAAATGCGTCATTCTCCACGCCACCACCCATTGGGCGGTTTGTGTAAGTCGCAAGAATGAACTTAATCAGCTTTTCTCGCTGTTTTTTGTCATCGACAAAGGGAGCTATGGCAGCGTCCAAATCTTCTTTCGTGAAGTAGTGACCTGCCAAGCGTGCGAAGCAGGATTGCAATTTGTCAAGAATGAAAGCCACTTTTTGATAGGCTGCATCAATGTCGGTGTCAAAAGTGAACGTCAGTTTCACTTGTGGCTTACATTCTGCTCCCTGGTCTTGAAGCAGCTGGCCATCGTAAAACTGTTTTTTCAGCATGGGGAAACTTATGTCGCTGAAACTCTTTTCCCAAATTTTGTCAAGGTCAAGCTCGACAACATGATAATCACCGCTTATCTTGGTGAGATTCTTGAAGCATTGAGGATATCGCTGTTTCAGCAGACTAAGCCCATAACTGTTTACTCGTGAGTAAACCTTGACAAAAAGTTTTTTTGGTCGTGCAATCAGCACATTGAAACGGAATTTGGCGAGATAGTCTTTCTCGATCATCATTAACGCCGTCATGACTTTCTGGTCATAGTCGGCGGTTTCGTCGAAGATGTAGCTGAAATCATCTGCCGACACCAACATATTACGCTTTTGGCCGTTGGCGATAAATAACTTGTTAATCTTTCGGATGACTTCACGAATTTGATAATGGTGAAGTGCCGAAATGCCGTGAAGCACTTTGCTGTAACGCTGATCTTCGAGCGCATAACTTAATGCGGCGAAGCCTTTGATATCGCTTTTGCGAGCGGCACGACCTATCTCTTGCACATAGTCGGGCAATAGACCTGACGGTGCATGGTGATAGACCAACTGGATGTCGGGAATATCAACGCCCATACCGAAGGCTTTTGTCGAAATCATGACCTTTGCCTCGTTCCGCTTGAAGGTGTCATAGGCGTAATTCTTTTCGTCTGCCGACAAGCCGGAATGATACGAAACGGCGATGCCGTCTTTGCCGTTGAGTTGAAGCTGCTGCTGTATCATGTCGATGTGGCGACGATATGGCGCATAGACAATAGTCTTGATGCCCAGTTCAGCAATGCGCTCAATGAAGGCAACAGTTTCGTTAATCTTCTCTCGGTCGTAATTTGACTTGTACTTTTCGTGGTTATCAATCACGAAAGTAATGTCCTCACGCTTTATCTCACCGATAAAGATATGAGGGTCGTGCATGTACAAACTGTTGATACTGTCAAACACCATGTCATTGTCACCGCCATATATAGCGGTGGCAGTGACTGCGACCATCGGGAAGTGATAATCCTTGATTTTGCGGATTTTGTTGATGTGCTGCCCCAAGAACCAGTAATCAACACGGAAATCACGCCCCCAAGTAGTGATAAGGTGCGCCTCGTCAATAACGACAAGCCCCAATCGGCGGTCGCCGATGAAATACGAAATGTCGTATGAGAGCAACAGCTCCGGCGAGAGATAGAGTACATCAATCTCGCCACTTTTGCAGTCGTCAATGACACGCTCACGGTCAATGAGACTAAGTTCGCTGTTGATGTAATAGACTTTTTTATAGCCTCTGTCGCGGCGTATTTGGTCCACCTGATCTTTCATCAAAGCGATGAGCGGTGACACAACGATGGTGACATCGCCTTGCGATGAGACATGAAAGGCAGGAAGTTGGAACAGCAGCGACTTGCCCGAACCTGTCGGCGCGGTGAGGAACAAGTCTTTAGGGGCTATTCCTTGCTTCGCCTTGTTATATTCGTTGATGATTGTATCAACGATAAGCCCTTGCGAAATGGTTTTGATGGTCTTGTCGTAACTGGGGTTACTATAGACTTTCATGGGTCTGAAATCTGCGTTCTCGCCCCAATATTGACGAAGTAGATAGGTGGCGGTCTCCGAACTTTTGTGTTCGGGTTTGATGGCCACATCGTCAAACTCGCAGATTTGACCGCCGAATTGATTGACAAGCCAGTTTAACCGCTCCAGGAGAGCTTTAGCGTTTTCCTCAAGAGGTTGTTTCTTGAAGAACTTGGCTGCCACTTCAAAGCGAAAACTATCTTGACTGAGGCATTTGTTCACAAATGTATCAACAGCGTGAGGGTCGCTCACAATGTCGATAACTTCAAGGTCAGCTGAGCTGTGCACAGGAATGAGTGCTTTTCTCTCGGTGAAGATATCAATTACTTTGAAGTCTTCAACCGGCATTTTCACTGAGTAGAAGTAGCGGTCGCCAATCTGCATCTGCTCAGCCATGTAGTCGGGCATGTCGGCAGAGCGAAGCTCGATGTTTTCATCAGCAGCCCTTTCAATGTATTCCTCTTTTGCGATGGGCAAGAGGCTACGCAGTCCGTCGCGCAGGATTACGACCCTGTCTTTGAAAAAATCAGGGGAAACATACGAAATGAGGTTGCTGAATTGAGGGTATGAAAGAATAGTAAAATCTCTCGGATCTGCCGTGACAGTCAGCTTGCCGAACATGTTCACAAACCATTGCTGATTGAATTGCTTCTTTGTTCCGTTGCGGAAGAAAGAGTCGATGTCGGCAATGTGACTAGAGAGGTTGCTCAAATCAACATATTGCTCAACGCCGAGGAACACAAAGATAGTGTTGTCTTTGTGTCCTGCTATTTGGATGATTTGACTGGTGACGCAATCACCGAGAACTGATTTTACTAAACTGCTCATGCTCCTAAAATTTGATTGTTCAACTTTTATGCTGCAAAGTTATGTGCAACCTGTGCAGTCTTTTTGCACAACAAAAAATAGCCATGAAAAAAAATTAATTTGTAATTACAATCCTTATGTTTGCTATTTTGAATTGTGCTTTATAAACCAAGCCTCATCATCAGTTCAAGTGCGGGCTGATAGCCTCTGCGGTATGCGGCGGTTAGCCAATAAGCTGCCATCGCACTGTCACGTTGTCTGAAAAGTTGAGACCAAATAAAGCAGGCAGATTTCTCATAGGCTTCAGCTGCACCTTGATACCAGGAGAACGCCTTTTCCATATCTCGGTCGCAACCTTTTCCAGCGGCAAGCATGTCACCCAGGCATTTCATGCCTATGATGCTATCGCTGTTTGCTGCGACTTGAAACGCCATCTTTGCGTTTCCATCATGCCCAACTGACTCAAAGAAATGTCCGAGGAATAATGCGCAGATTTCAGAGCCAGCCATAGAGCGCCGCATTAGCTCGTCTGCCAATTTCGGATCCATTTCTTTTGTGCCGGTGTAAACCTCAAAAATGGTTTGTGCGTTCCTCGATTCTTCACTGCTAATCTCGGGTACTGGTGTTAGGCTTGATTGTTTGTCATAGCGTTTCAGTAGTTGCGCCAAATCGTTATTGGCCGCAGGATGCTCGTAGTTTACTGCCATCTGGAGCCAATAGAAAGCAGCAAGATATTCGTTTTTTCGATTATACATCTTGCCTAGTTCATTCATGGCATCAGAACAGCCACCTTTAGCGGCACGCACACAGTATTTATACCACTCTGCATCTTTTCCTTTGATATCAGCTTGGTATTCATGCCCAAGAATGGCGGCAACACCCCATTCGCCTTCGGCAATACCAGCGTCAGCCGCAATGCGAAAGTGCTTCAATGCTTCGGTTCGGTCATTCATTTGATAGAGTTGACCGAGTGATATAGCAGCTTCGGCAAGCCCCGCATCTTCAATTGCTTGTAGTTTCGTTACAGCATCAGCATTATCATCACTTTTGAAAAGTTCAACCGAAGCGAGACCGAGTTGACGCATCAAGTCTTGTTTATTTGAGGCTGGCGATGGTGCTTCCACATGATTAGTTGTCGATGGATTCGATGCAAATGATTCTTGCGAAGAACCATCGGACTTCTTTTTCTTGAAAAAATCGAATAGTCCCATAGTTTAAGTTTTTAGGGGTTTGTAATCTTTTCTAACTACCTATGCCTGGGAGTCAAATCAAATTGTCTTCAAGCCCAGCTCTTCTAAGTAAGCGTTGAGCTTTTCTTTTGATGCCGCTATGTCGGCTTCAATCTTGCTTAGTTGCTCGTGGTTTGCAACCAAGTCGATTTGCGCTTCTTCCTGGGCGAGGCTCACATAACGGGTGATGTTCAGGTTGTAGCCGTTCTCCTTGATTTCCTTGAGGCTGACGCGACGGCTGAAGCGATCTTCCTCGGTGCGATTGCGGTAGGTTTCCACAATCTTGTCGATATGCTCGGGCAGCAACACATTCTGTTTTTTGCCCTTTTCATAATGCTCGGCCGCATTGATAAAGAGCACGTCATCGCTCTTACGGCATTTCTTTAGTACGATGATGCACACAGGGATGCCCGCAGAGTAGAAAAGGTTGGACGGGAGTCCTATAATGCAGTCGATGTTATCATCGTGAATGAGTTTCTCTCTGATTGTGGATTCGGCACCACCACGGAATAGTACGCCGTGAGGTAGGATAATTGCCATCGTTCCGTTTTCGCTCAGATAGTGGAAGCCATGAAGCAAAAAGGCGAAATCAGCAGCGCTCTTGGGGGAAACACCATAGTTTTTGAAGCGAGGGTCGTTTGTTGCCTCATCACCAGGCTCCCATCGGAGGCTGAACGGCGGATTGGCCACTACTGCGTCGAAGGTGACAGGCTTAACGGGGTTGCTTTCTTTGAGCATAGGCCAGTCGTTGGTGAGGGTATCGCCATGGAAAATTTCAAACTCCGAGTCATGCAGACCATGCAGCAGCATGTTCATGCGAGCGAGGTTGAAGGTTGTAACTTCCTTTTCCTGGCCATAGATTTTACCAATCTTGCCACCGCGAAGCCGCATCTGGTTGTTCACGTTGAGCAACAATGAGCCTGACCCACATGCGAAATCGAGCACGCTGCGCAGTTCGTTCTTATGGCCGGTCGACGGGTCTTGACAGTCGAGCGTTACAATGCGCGACAGGATGGTGCTCACTTGTTGAGGTGTATAGAATTCACCCGCCTTTTTGCCGCTGCCTGCAGCAAACTGACCGATGAGGTACTCGTAGGCATCGCCCAGAATGTCGCCTTTTTGGTCAAACTCGGCAAGTTTCTCGTCTAACGTGGATATGATGCTGCACATCATCTTGTTGCGCGAGTCATAGTCCTTGCCTAGTTTCTCGCTCTGCAGGTTGATTTCTGAGAACAACCCCTTGAATGCGCCTTTGAACGATTCCTCCTCAATGTGACGGAAACTGTTGCCCAGCTCGGTGAGCAAATCGTCGTCTTGAGTGCGTGCCAATTCGCATATTGCGCTCCACAGGTATTGGGGCTTGATGATATAATGCGTGCTTTTCAGCATCATATCCTCAAACTCCTTAACGTCGGACACATTTTCGGCGTACCATACAAGGAGAGTTTTCTCTGGCGGTAGATCGTCGCCCAGTTCCATGCGGACTGATGCTTCATAACGTGCGCTGATATAGCGATAGAAGAGTAGCGACAGCATATAGTCGCGGAAGTTATCTGCCGTCATGGCACCACGCAATACGTCGGCCACGCTCCACAAAGCCTTGAAGAGTTGTTCTTTCTCTTGTTTGCTTAGCTGGTTGTTCTGTGTTTGTTCCATTTTGTATGTCGTTTTTGGTTTTTATTATTAATTGTCTGTATTATTAGCAATCCATGCTTCGCTATGGTAATCGTTCAAGTTAGGAAGCACGAATTGGTATTTATCCACAAGGTGGTCGAAGATGGCTTTTGCCAGTTGTTTGTTGTCATCGTTCATCATATTGGGGTTGAACATCGACCCCTGATGTGTGAGCACGTTCATCACGCGGGAATAAAACTCAGCAAGGTCTTCTTGGCTGAATGTGTTGCGGTCATATTCATCTCCTTTGTATTTGATACCTTCAAGAATAAAGGAGAAGTCTCGGTGCCCGAAGAACTCCTTGATTTTTTCCATCACACTGCGCAACACGGTGAAGTGGAATGTATAGAGTTTGTCGTTTTCGATCGCTTTCTTGATTTCGCTCATCATGGCAACATTGTAGTAGAAAGGAGTGTCGTTACCCATACTTTTAAGCACCAATTTGTTGTTTTTTTTGTTGCGACTGAGGTAGAATTTTCCCAACCTCTTGTCGGCATTCAAACCATGAAGCATGACATGGAAGAACAATGCATGGTGCGACGACACCACAAACTTGATGCGACGGAAATCTTCCTTGCCAGCTTTATGTTCGTCAACCTCAACTCGGCGTTGTTGACGGATAACGGTGTAAAGCTGCTGGGCAAAGGCAATGACATTGTTGTCATCGAGCGATGACATCGGGTCGTCGATGTAGATATATTCAATGTCCTTGTAGGCATCGTTGCCGCCAGTAACCTGGTCAAGGATGCAACGGAAGAAGCACCAAACGAACAGACGTTCCTCGCCTCGCGAAATCTTGATGTTTTCTATCTCTTCTTCGATTTCGTTCCATTCTCCGTTAATTTTTACTTTGCTACGTTGCATCTTGCTGAATGTCACATAGCCTGGTATTTCCTCGTTGTCCTCATCGTAGTGGAAATCGAAGTCTATATCAACGAAAACTTGCAGGTACTTTCGGAGTTTGTCCGAGAAGTTGTAGCCTGCCAAGCCTTGTATCAGCGACGAGTCTCGGTTAATCATCAGACGGGGAAAGGAATCATCTTCAAGACCGTTATTCCATGAAAAAATATCTTCAGTATAGGCATTATAGTACAAAGTGTGCTTCGGGTCACCATCTTCGCGCCCATAGTGGGCAAAGTCGAATGACAGCCGTGTCTTGCCTGTGCCGTTGTAAGCAAAAACAAGGGCGCAGTTCGTGAAGGGATTGTTAATCTCATAATAATTGCTGTCGGGATTAACTGCCTCAAAGCAACGATGCAATGCCTTTATGATGTTATCATTGTAAGCCATATCGTCTGTTATTTAGAAGTACTCGGGAACATTTGTTGCATAAGCCCTCGCTTGTGAACTTTCAGAGTTTCTAACTTTGCCGACTCAGACGTTATCAAAGCATCAATCTCCATCAAACATTCTGCTATCTTCTCCTGCTCTGCTAGGGTAGGAGGAAGCAGGTATTTAATTTTAGCAAATGCCTGATATTTCAAGTTCAATGTGTCGTTTACTAGACCTTGCGAATGCTGATGAAACTTTATTTTCATTATGTGTGTTTTGAACAGATAGTAATGAAACTTGCTGTCAATACCATCATTAGGTTTGCATACAGTATATGCTGGGCTGACTATTCCTTCAATATCAACATATACACATCTACCTTGCCACATACGCATTGTGTTATAGGCAACATCTCCAATCGACACCCTTAGATACTTAGATTTGTCGGCATTTGAATTGTCTTTTCTAGAAGTGTCGCTTTGATATTGAAGTCCATCTTCTCCAAGAGAAAGTAATGGTAAATCTTCTCTTTTTTTCTCAACTCTTTCTGTGAAACTTTCACCCAAAATCTTCTCTTCCCACTCTCCAGTGAAGCCTGGGAAGCGGAGACGGGGGGTGGTTTCGCCCGGCTGTGGGAAGAGCTGCTGCATCAAGCCGCGCTTGCGTTCTTTTAATGCTTCCACTTTTTGCCCTTGCGCCGCTATCAATGCGTCTATCTCTGACAGAAACAAAGCTATTTTTTTCTGCTCGGCGTAATCTGTTGGTAAGCATACATTTTTAGAAACGAAAGTATCGTTTGAAATTTGAATGGTGTTTTTAGCTCCCTTTTGAATCAAAGTGGACAAATAATTATTTGTAACAGCTGGACTTTCAAAGCAAGAATCTAGAATATAACCAATATATTTGTTAATCGGCGTATAAACAGCGTATAATGGCGAAACGATGACATTGTATGGATTCTTATTTTGCTTAACAATGCCAAACGGAAATGCTCCAGTAGGACTCTTTGTGTAAATTATATCATTTGGTTTAGCCAAATTGTATTTAGAAGTATCAGCCGCAGCAAAAGAACGTCCTAAATATTCAACTTGATTCACGACACCTTTTGAGACTGAAACGGAATGTACTTCACATTTTCCATCGCTTTTTGTTTTATGTTCGAACAAAAAACTTGAAAGAGGTTTTTCTTCCCAGCTGCCCGAAAACTCAGGAAAGCGGAGCTGGTGAGTCGTTTTGTTATTTTTATCGCTGTTCATAGTCTATAGCGTTATGGTTATTGTTTAACGTATGCATTCAATCCCTCAATATTACCGCCGCCAGTGAGCATGCCGAATAGCGGTGCCAGTCGTGCGAGCAGTTCCTCTTTGGCTGCCTTGCGCCTCTTCCATCCATCTATGTGGCTCAGCAATTCGCGCAGCGTTTCCTCATCGATGCGGCGAAGTTTGACGGCCTCGCTTACGAAGCTTTCGAGGGCTGTTGAGGCGATGCCATATTCACTGGCGAGCTCCGCAATCTGCTGGTTGAAGCGCTTGTCTTTGAAGGCCTCGTAGCGTTGACGAATCTCTTGCTCGCTCATGCCACTACCTTTTTTCAGCTCTTCGTTGATAAAGGCTTTGAGATACTCGCGTTCGTTCATCAGGTCCACGCTACCAGCCAGAATGTCGAGAAGTTGCTCCTTGGTGATTTTCACCTTCTCGAAGTGCGTGTCGGTATATTTCGCAAGAAGCTTCATGATGTAGTCATAGTCGACCAGCGCAGAGCTGAAGAGCGACAGTTCAAAGTCGGGTTCATCTGCATCATCGGGCTCCTCGGTGTTGTCGCCACCGCTATTGGCGCGGGTGCGACGTGCCAGATCGAGGTAGGCCGTACGGAACTGCTGGAGCGTGTCTTCGGGCATCACTTCCTCGATGGTCTCTTTCAATTCCTCGGGAATGTCCACATACTGGTCGAGCTTCAATGCCAACCGCTGCACATCCTTAAAGGCATCGATGAAGGTGCCGGTGTTTTCGCCTTGCGGGATATTGATGACTTCCTCGGGCTTGCATTCCAGGCCGATGCCGTTCATCACAGTCTGCAATTGCTCGACCTTCTCCTTGAACTGCTCCACCACGTTTTCAACGGGTTCGACAAGCCAATATTCCTTGCCCTTGTCCTTGTCATAGCCACTGAAGAGAACCATGGCCTCTTCCATCAGCTTCTCAAGATTGCGGTAGCAAATGATGTTGCCATAAGGCTTTGTGCCGTCGAGAGTACGGTTGGTACGGCTGAAGGCTTGAATCAGGCCGTGCCACTTTAAGTCTTTGGCAACATAGAGCGTGTTGAGGAACTTGCTGTCAAAGCCGGTAAGCATCATCTCCACCACAATCACGATGTCAAGTTTCTTGCTGTGGGGGTAGTCCTTGTTGGCATACTTTTGGTCCTTGACACGCTGCTGCACGTCGCGGTAATACTCGTCGAACAATTCAACAGAGAAGTTGGTGCCAAACTGCTTGTTATAAGCATCGATAATCTCAGCCAGCGCCTCACGGTTACCGTTAGGGTCTTGCTTGTTGTCTGCTTCCTCTTGCGGCAGATCCTCGTCTGAGATATTCCTCATCGGCGGCGTGAACACTGCCGTGATGTTAAGCGGCACATAGTCGGGGTCGGCTTGTAAACGACGCTCCTGCTCTTCCTTGAAAATCTGATAGTAGCGGATGGCATCGGGGATGGACGAAGTGGCCAGCAATGCATTGAAGCGGCGCAGTGCGGTGAGCTTATCGTGGTTGTCAAGGATGTGGTTCACTATCTGTAACCTCGACAGTGGCTCGGACGTGAGATTGCCGTCTGCGTCCTTGTTGCCGTAATACTCCACCTTGAAGCGCAGTACATTGCAATCGCTGATGGCGTGGGTGATGGTGTACTGATGCAGACACTTCTGGAACACATCCTTGGTGGTTACGCACTCAGCCACATCTCCATTGATACGCACCACATGGCTGTTCTCCTCGAATATTGGGGTGCCGGTGAAACCGAAGAGCTGCGCATGAGGGAAGAAATTCTTGATGGCAGCGTGGTTCTCACCGAACTGGCTACGGTGGCATTCGTCGAAGATAAAGACGATGCGTTTATCTTTTAACCGCTCCAAGCGATGGAGGTATCTGTTGTTGCTTGATGTGTCGAGAGCGATGCCCAACTTTTGTATGGTGGTGACAATTACTTTGTCGGCATAGTCAGTGCTCTCGAGACGAGCGACCAGTGCGCCCGTATTGACATTCTGCTCAACACAACCCTCCTGGAACTTGTTGAACTCGTCACGAGTCTGCTTGTCGAGGTCTTTGCGGTCGACAACAAACACGCATTTCTCAATCTCGCGGTTATCTTTGAGTAATGTGGAGACCTTGAAGCTGGTGAGCGTCTTGCCACTGCCAGTCGTGTGCCAGATGAAGCCGTTTTGATTGTTCTGCGTCACGCAATTGATGATGCTCTCCACTGCATAGATCTGGTAGGGACGCATAACGAGTATTTTACGCTCGGTCTCGACAAGCACCATATAGCGGCTGATGAGCTTGCCCAATTCGGTCTTGCTCAGCATCATGTCGGCGAAGTCGAAAAGCTGGGCAATCTTGTGATTGTCGCGGTCGGCGGCGTGATACACCGGCAGATAGCTGTTTGATGCGTCGAACTGGAAGTGTTCGTCGTTGTTGTTGGCGAAGTACATGGTATCGCTGCCGCCGTTGCTCACGATGAACAGCTGCATGAAGCACATCAGCGTGCCCAAGTAGCCATTGCCGCGGTCTTGCTTGTAGCGGACAATCTGCTCGACGGCTTTCAAAGGCGAAACACTATGCCGCTTCAACTCTATCTGAACCAACGGCAGACCATTGACCAAGATGATAATATCGTAGCGATGGTGGCTGTTGGCGGTGTTGATGACAAGCTGGTTCACCACCTCGTACTCGTTCTTGCACCAGTCGCGCAAGTTCACAAGACTGTAGTCGAAAGTGGTGCCGTCGTCGCGCACAAAGGTCTGTTTCTGGCGCAAGTGCTTCGATGCCGTGAAAACATCGGCTGTGATGTTCTCCTGCAGCAGCTTGCGAAACTCGTTGTCCGAAAGGGAGACAAAGTTGAGACGCTCGAATTTCTCTCGGAAATTCCTTTCAAGAGAATCCAAGTCACGGATGTCGCTACGATAGGTGTATTTCAACTCTTGTAACTTCAGCAGGAACTGCTGTTCAAGTTGTGCTTCGCTTTGTATCATGCTCTCTGTTTTTTTGTTTGACAATGCAAAGTTACTGCTTTTCTGTGCAGTCTTTGTTCACTCCAAAATAAAGTTGATAATTTTCTTCAACTTTTTCTTTGATTTGGTTGCGGAAACTCTCAGGAGAGAGGATTTCCACGTCGGGACCAAAGCTAAGGATACGCTGGATTAGTTCAATCGTTGGAGTAACTTTAATTTGGAATTTCAACTCTCTGCGGTTCACCAAGGTTTGAGAATGATGAATCGGTTTTGATTCGATATAATGAAACTGTTTCTCAGAAGTTCTGAAAACAATAGTTTCTATTGGTGTTCCCGGGGCTGGCACCGAAACGCCGACAATGTTGTCGAAGTAATGGTCAAAATCAATGTCCTTGTTGACACGGAACTTGGTATCGGGCATGGGCTCAATGCGTTGGATTCGGTCGAGGGCAAGGTTGGCAATATATTCCTTATTGTCTTCCTGATTAATGCCCAAGCCGAAAGCAAACCAGCGGTTGTTATATTGCTTGAGAAAGTAAGGATGGAAAATAAAGGTGAGGTCGCGTCCGCCAAATTTGTAGTTGCGGTAATCTATCTTGAGCACCTGATGAGCGGTGGCGGCATCAATGAGCCTACCGAGGTATTCAAGTCCGGTGAGTTCTTGGTTTTGTTCGAAGCCAACTACTGCCTCGGTTTCAATGCTCAGTCCGAAATGTTTGTCCATGCTTGTTATCAATTCCTCAACCCAAGCATATTCGCTCAATCCTCGAAAACGCTTGAGCGTGGACATGGCAACGCGAAGGTTGTCGGCCTCTTTCGCTGTCAATTTCTGTTGGTTGATTCTATACTTTTCGTCTTTGTAGCGATAGTACCACTTTCTTGTACCATCGTACTTCGGATAAACTTCAATGGGTGCTTCAAATGGTTTTCCGCGCATGTATTTGATGTCTGACCTTAGCTGCCGTGGACTGATGCATTCGTCTTTATCCTCTGACATCTCATTATCCAAAATGCGAAGAAGATCATCAAAGGTGTACTCCTCACGAAAATTGGAGAAGCATCTGTCGAGAATCATATATCTCTCTACTGCGTTTTTGTTTGCTGGCATGGTGAATGGATGTTTTGCGTAGCTTCAATAAGATAGAATATCTTATTGTTACAAACTACAAAGTTACTAAATTATATTATATATAATGTGCGCATAAGGCCAAATTGTGGAAAAGTCGTCGATTTTTGCACAAGAAAACACATTTTTGTTAGGTTTTGAGGCCGTAATGACGCAAAAAAATGTTCAATAGCTGTCATCATCGTCACTTTCTTCGTCATCGCTTTCTTCGTCATCGCTTTCTTCGTCATCGCTTTCTTCGTCATCGCTGTAGAAGCTTTCTTCATCGAAATCCTCGTACCATACTACCTCGTAGTCGGTGATGCCGTTGGCTTCGGCATAGGCGGCAGCCTGAGAATCTACATCATCCATGCTTGGGACGAGCCATCTGATTTCGTCGCTTATCTGCTCGATAAGTCCCTCGACTTCAACAGCGAGTTCCGCTGTGCGGTCTTCAAGATTTTCAGCCATATCAAAGAATGAACTTTCTACGGATTCGTTTTCGCCGTAAAAATCACGTTCCACACTGAACTCCTCTCCGCAAACCGTGTAACTAGCACTTCCGCAGTCGTTACTGCTTCTGGGGCCGTCGTTATCACAAACAACGAGAACAACACGTCCGTTGTGTTCATGCTCATCCACGAAGTTGGGAGCTTCCACATTTTCCTCATAGTTTCCGTTCTTGATAGCTTCAAGAATCTCTTTTGCCTTGTCGGCATATTCTTTGTAAGTCATAATGTTATTTTTTATGGTTTATAAATAGTTGTTTATTTCTTGTTTTCCCAGATGAGGTAAGCAATCCAGCGATCTGTCTTTATTCCAGCAACGATAAGCGATGTCCACGGCTGTCGCACTGATAGAACTTTCATCGTTTTTGCGTCTTTAAGAGTTAATATTTCGGTTTGATGGCGCAAAATTATATGGAAGGTGTGCACTCTATGTGCGCAACAAATTATTTTTTCAAAAAAATCAAAAAAAAATCACTCAAAGAGCGATTTCTGTGCGGTGATGTTGCCGTAGTAGCAAATGTAACAAGGTTTGTTGTATCGTTTACAAAGGTCAATGGTGAGCTTCGTTCCTTTACTCTTACCATCCCAAAATGCAATGCAGCAGTCGCTGTATTGTATGATTTGCTCATTGCGCAAGAAACCTGCTCGGTTGCCATGAGCTTCCCAATCAGCAGGAAATTCTTTGTAGGCGTGACCATATTCCTCGGCAAATCGTTTTGCGAGTGCATCGGCACCTCGTGCGCCGCCCGAAACGATTTCGCCAAAGGTGAGATGGCTGGCGATTACTTGCTTGAAGATGTAATCGACCATCTTTTCATAGTCGTTAAAATCTCGACCGCCTACTATAGCAATTTTCATTATACCTTAAATAAAAAAGTGAGCCACCAACCATGTAAATCGTGGTACTTAGGGAACCAGCAAAAACAATGGAAAAATGGCTCACGTGTAAAGTGTAAGCCATCATGCCATTTCTGTTTTGCAAATTGAAAGTTCCTAAGTTTCCGATTTACCAAACGGCACAATGTGTCTCAAATAGTTTCCTCGATGTCTGTCAAACGCGAAGTTTGACGCTGCAAAATTAAGAAATATTTTCTAATTAGCAGATGATTACGAGGAAAAATCAACTGTTGAGCGGATAGGAGCAAGTAAGCAGCAACTTGCCTCTGGGTGCTATGCCCGACTCATTATAAACGCTCGGGTAGAAAGCCAACTCATCATCGTTGGGCTTTTGTTCCCACAAAATGTCGCAATGCTCAGTCATAAGAAACGACTTTGACTGCTGGCCACAGATGACGGTAAACTTCTCAAAGTCCTTAAGAAGGCCGTTGTCATCTAAGGCACAAACAGCGAGAGAGCCAGTAAGCTCGAAGCTGATGTTGCCGCCTTTAGAAGCAAAGCGATAGAACTTTTCATTCACAGGAATTACAAGTTCGTTGTCGCAGCGAAAAGCATAAGGCTGATGGGCATGAAACACATGGCTTGGTATGTCATCTGCATCATACCAACTGCCAGGTGATTTCCTTTGTGGCGTGTCAAACTCATGAGCATTGGTCAGTATGACCGATGGTTCACGGATGGCCGACCACTGAGACTCTCTGCCATCGGCTTTACACAGCACATCGACAAAGCCGACACACTTGCTTGTGGGCAAGTCGGCTGTGGGTGGCAAGTTGCCAAACAGTTGATGGTTGTTAATCGCCTGAAACCACTCTAGAGGAGTGTTAGACATGTAAAAACTGGGAAGCGCATAGATGAAAAGGCGATCCCCTTTAGAGAAATGGTCGTCAAAGACCGCATTTCTCAAGCCTCGAACAAGCATTGTTGCGAAAGGCTGCTGAATGAAAAGATTGGTTGCTTTCATTGCAGTTTGGATTATGATTAAACTTTCCCCCTCTGTGTTTTGGGGGCTAATCCAAACTTGCAAAGTACGAGGCGTAAAGTGCAACCTATCTGCACAAGAAATCATTAGTTTCTCACGCAGTAATCACCTAATATATTGACGATTATAGTATAGCAATTATTGTGCCATCACAAAACTCCGCTTGAATTTATACCAAAAGTGTCGCGGTACGGGAACTTTTCGCACCCGATGTAGAGCGTATCGAAAGCATCGGTGCCGTCAGTGCGGTGTTCGAGCAGGTTTTCTTCGTTCTCTGCGAGCTTTTCACCGCCTTTGTCCTTACGGAATCCATTGCGCCCACGTGTGACCCCAGCCGTCTGAATGGCAAGGATAAGGTCATCGTTATTTTGTCGGTTGAACATCGGCATGAGCCGTTGTTTGCCGGCAAAGCCCTGGTTGATGAGCAGGTACTTCTCATCATGGCGCATGGGGTTACCGAGGTTGACATCCTCGACCTGCCAGCCGTGTCGCTCGAACTCGTGGCACACCACCCAGTGGAAGTCCTGCTCGTTGACGGCATAGTTGCCGCCGAGAGCGGTGCTGTCGTAGTAGTAAACCACGACTTTGCATTGGTGGTGTGCGTAGTAGAGGCAGAAATCATCAATGAGTGCAGGTATCTTGCGCTCGAATTTGGTATAGAAGGACTTGATCACGTTCAGTCGTCTTCCTGTAGGCTGACCCGCCACAATCCAGTTGATGTTGGCGTTGTAGTCCATCCCGATGCAGATTGGGGCATAAGGGTTCAAGTCCTTGTCGGCCCGGCAGTCGAGCTGCGCCTCGTTGAAGTCATAGCCGAGCGAGTCGAGATACTCGAAGTCGCTGGCGTTGTATTTGTGGCCCTCGCGCATCGACGAATAGAAACCGTCTTTGGCGATTCCTATTCGCTGGCAAAGGATTGACGTTTGGAAAGTCTTTGGAGTGAGGTCACGTTTCATCTGCTTGATGTACGACTCACCGAGCAACTGCAGGTTCTCAATTGAGGAGTATTCCTTGTAATACACTGCCACGGAGCGCATCTTATTCAACTCCGTGTCAAGCCTTCTCAGGTATCTTCTCATGCGCTTGGGGACAGGAATGAACTTTTCATTCATTTCCCTGATTTTTTGCTTGACACGCCAAATCTCGAAAATGGTGCCTTTAATCGTTTCGATTAAGTCCTCATCCATTTTCTCTTTATAGTTAAGAAACCAGCTGCCCTTTTGCGTCTGCGGCATATCGCTCAAAATCAGTATTGAGTGATTGAAAGAGTGATGTCCGAAATAAGACTTGATGCCGCCATTGGCAGGAAGCGTCTCATCTTTGAGGCGTTCATAGTCTATGAACTTTGCCTCGTCGATGAGCAGCCACGAGAGCGTTAGCGAGTTGGAACTTCCCGGACGGTCTTGCGAGATGATGATGGCGCAAGAGCCGTTGTAAAAAGTGATGACGTGCTCATATTCGGCAGGCTCGATGATGGGCTTGCCGAAAGACTTGGGCGGCTTGCGGCCGATGACATAATGCACGCCATTAATATATCCCCATCGTTTCCAAGCTGCCAACAAGCCCGGAATGGTGTTTGTCAGTCCGTGCTTGTAGGTGGGAACCACGATGCCGCCAGTAGAACCAGGCATCCGTTGCATGTTGCGCAAAACAAATGGCGAGGCGATGGAGTCCGTCTTGCCGGTACGTCGCCCAGCCACGATGACGGTGGTATTTGCCCCGATGAGTTGGGTGAGGCGTTGCGGTGCATTAAAGTATATTCGTTTCTTCTTCTGCTCCATCTAGAGGGTTGGTGGGTGGGAAAAGAGAAGATTCTTCGAGGTCAGCTTCCTCGAACTCGATATCCTCAATGTCGAGGTTTTCGGCTTGATACTTTTTAAGTAGTGCCGAAATCTTCTCGTTGATATTAGGAATAGGCTTAATGCCGAGGACTGTTGGGTCATCGGTAGCCGTGAATGGTTGTACTACGATAAGGTCGTAGGGAACAGCTTGTTCGTCTTCAAGGTCAACCCGGTTGAACTTGGCATAAGACGAAGCAGCCTTTTCCATCGTTTTCGTGTCCTTGCGCTTCTTCGCCATCTGAAATGTTTCAAGAATCATTTCATTGTAGCGGTAGCGGTGAAAGTCTCGGCTTGCTTGAGCAAGGTGCGGCAGCAGTGCCTTGACGATAGTAAGGTCGGAATATGCTAGTGACTTGCTAATGCCGAAACGACTCACCGCATTATCCACAAACTGACGGTCTTTAGCGTCAGGGTTGGAGAGGAACCAGTTATATTCTTCACGTACACGCATGATTCTTGCAACAATCGATTCAGCGTATCGTTGTTGCAGTTCTTTCTCCGCCGTGAACAGTTCGAGGCGGCATATTTCAAGCGTGTTCGGGTTACTCATCGTCTTCCATGTCAAGGAGGTTGCGGTGGGTGTTCTCGATGGCGAGCGGTGAGCCTACCTGCGCCAACATCATTTCCTGATGCAGGAGTTTCACTTTCGAAGCGGCTTTGCCTCGTCGATAGTGCTGGCTCACCTCGCTGCATTGGTCAGCGATGTCCTCGCGGAGAACTTCGGCAGGAATGCCGAGAATCACCGCCATGTCCGATATTTTGAGGTAGATTGAAGCGAACTGCTCAATCTGCTTCAGTTGTTCTTCAGTATACGTCATTGGGCTAGTCTTTGAGCAAACAGGTCGTTCAAAGGAACGGAATGATTGCGGATTAAATCTAGTATTTGAGCGTGCAGCGTGGCGAACAGTTCAGGGTCTGTCGTGACCACGGCACTCTCCGAGCGGTTGCCTCGTGTGAGGTTCTGCGAGGTGATGATGCTGACCACTTCGCCGCGCTCGCTCTTGACCAGCAGCACCTTGCTGTGGTTGTCTGCAAGGTAGGTGGTGGAGATAACCTGGGTGATGAACGCCCACAGCTTGAGCGTCTTGTTGGTGGCCTTGTGGTCGAGCACGAGGTTGAAGCGAGTGACTAGGCCGGACTTCTCGATGAAGTACAATCGGCGAATGAACTCCTCGCTGATTGAGAAAGATGTCTGCCACACCTCTGACTTGCCGAGTTGTTGCAGCACCCAGTCGAGCACGTCCGCCACCTGCAAGGCGTTGGAGAGATAAGCCTGATACGGTTTTTCACGTATCGGCTTCAAGAAATCATTTATGGATGCGCTCCGTTTCATAGGAAAACACTACTTTTGTGCCAATTCCCGAGATTTCAAAGAGTCAAAACCAAAGCGTAGCAATGTTTTTGACGGCTACGAAGCTCAAAGGATTCCCAATTCTTTGAGTTCGGCGGTGAGCTTGTCGGTTGGATTGATAACCTTGCCGTAAAGCGCGAGGATCTGAGCTTTCAGTTCCTCGCTTGGCTTTTTAGCGTAGCGACCTTTTGCAAGGTTTATCAATCGGACAGCCTTTCGGCTTTCCTCGCGAGCGTCAGCCGTCATGACCGCCTCACCGTCTGTGCCGGTGTAGTGGTCATAGGTCTCCCAATTCGAGTGCAGCCTCTTGTCGAGAGCGATAAGTTCCTTTAGGAACGGGTATCGCTCACTGTCGGGGCATGGTGCGTTTTCGAGAGAAAGCGATCTCAACTTCAGGTGTAGTTCGCGCATCTTCTGCACGATGCCCAGGTTCTCGACATAGAGGGCCTGTATCTCGTCGGGCAGCTGGTCGTGGTCGTCACGCTTGCCTTGCTTGAAACTCTCGCCAGTGTTAGGCGTGAGTTTTTGGGCGATGACATCGACCTGCTGCTGCATCTCCTCGACCTGCTCATGGGTCAGCTTCTGCAAGCGGAAGTTGAGCCGTTTCTGCAACTGGTACTCGATGAACTGTGCGTTCCGCTTAGGGTTCGCCATCAGATTTCGGTACTGGATTTGGTTGCCAGTGAGTCTGAGCAGGAGCAATGCGCCCTGGGCATTGTCACGCTGCTCCGCTGGCGTATTGAGCCAATCTTGTATCTGCTGTGTAAATTTTGCGTCCATATTATTCAGAGTTTGTTGTTCACATTGGTAAACCAGACAAGGTTTTTGCCGAGCGGCTGTAGCAGTCTGCGCATCGCCGCCAATGTCTGCCCTGTTGTCACAAAGTCATCATAGACTATGATGTTATGCTCTTTGGGCAGGACATTGAGTTCAAAAACCGCGTTCACCCGCTGCTTTGTGTGGCAAAATGCCACATCCTCGTAGAACGGAATCTCCAGCATTTGCGCGAGTCTCTCGCTGATGAGCGTCGCAAAGTTCTTGACTTTGTGACGGCGTTTCGGCGAGGTGCAGATGCACCAGTCACCCTCTTTGAGGTTGTACCCGAGCATCTCCTTGATGACCGGGCAAATGCTCTTGGCAAAAAACTCCACCATATCGGGGTCGGCCTTGATGTCGGTGAGCGTGCGTCCGTACAGTGACTTTTGCCAGATGGAGATGAAGTTGATGTCGCTACGGCGAGTCAGGCGCAGCTTGTAGGAGAAATCGCACCGTGCTTCGGTGGATTTGTCCCACGCCTTGCGCTGCTGCACGGCAAACAAATCCTTTTGTTGGGCGCGGCCCTGGGGTGCAGCCTCGCCTAACGACAAATCGAGGGAACTGAGGTCGGCTACAGGAAAGGTCATGTCGCGCATGATCTCTCCCATATCGACGGCAGCACCCTCGACCTGCGAAGAAATGGTGTCAGCCATTCCTTAGGGGTTGGCAGAGTGAGCGGCTTGTCTCCATTCGGCGACACGCTCGATGAAGTCTGCTGCGGCGAGTGCCGCGTCACCTGCATATTGTTCGAGAATCGCCTCATACTGGGCTTCCACCTCGGCAGCCGTCATGTCGGTTTCCTCGGCGACAGCGGAGAACAAGTCATCCATGTTGTCATGGGTGTATGTGGAGCCGTCAAACTCGATTGCTGCGGTGCCACCGTTAGCCGGCTGTGCCTGTTCAGGCTGGATGATGCCGTCCTCTGTCTCGATCTTGCCGAAGTAGAAGGGAGCGGGGCACTCGTCGGTGGCCTCCACCGAGAGGGTTGTGCTGGTGGTGCCGGTGGCACCTTGACCGAGGTCTTGCGCCACGGTCGACTTGACCTGCCATGCCTCGCTTCCGACGACGCGGTATTTTCCTCTGACGGTCTCGACGAGGAAAACGCAGTCGTTGTTGTTCACATAGGCGGCAAGAGCCGAAGCCTCTATTCCCACGCCGGGGTGAACAGCGGTGAGCTTGTTCAGCTGCGTCATGCTTGGGTACTCGCCCTGCGCCTCACTGGTGAGCTGCGACTTGTCGGGCAGGATGTCGATGTACTTCCATGTCGCGTCGGCAGCGAGCACGAAGTTGCCCGCGTAAGCCGCCGTGACGAGACGCCCCCTCGTGTCATGGTTGAGCGTAGGCCACTTGACGATCTGGTCTTTTCCGATGTAGTATATGCGCCGTTTGATGCCAGGGAGTTCGGGGGTTCCCTGACACCAAGCGAGCGATCTGATGATGCTGGTACAATTCGTTGCCATTGTTTCAAATCATTATTCTGTTAATACTGGGTGTGCTTAGTCTGCGAGTTCGATGACTTTGAGCTTGCGGTAGTCGATGGACTCAAACTGCACACCGAAGAACATGGTGGCGATGTACGAGAGGATGAAGGGCTCGTACTCCTTTACCATGACGCTTTCCACGTCGCCCATCTGGTCGTAGCCCACGAGCATGTTGCTCTTTGGCGTGACGTGGATGAACTTGCTGTCGGCCTTGTTGAACAGCGGGATGATGTGCAGCTTGCCGTTGCTGCCCTCGACGCAGTTCTGGTTGAACTGGTTGTAGTAGTTGATGCCTCCGTGGGTGAGCAGCATGGCCTCGTTGTACTTGTCGGCGAAGTCCTGCGAGCAGTACATGTTCAGATCCTGTGCGCGCAGACGTGGGTCGAGCGAATAGAGGATTTCCTTTGCCACATCGAGCGCGTTGGCTGCGGTGATTTCCTCGGTGAGCTTCATGTAGTTCATGTTCGCCACACTGATTTCGTCAGCGTCAATCTCCATCTGCGTGATGGTGTCGAAGCCGTCGAACAAGTCATGTGTGGTGTCACCGCTGGGGTTGCGCTCGCCGTTCCAGATGGCATCGTTGAGATTGCCCGACAAGCTCTTTGCGATATAAGTCAGCACATGCAGTGCCGTGGGAGCCTTCATCTGGCCGTCGCCTTTGGTGGCGGCCATGTAACCGAGGATAGTGGAAGCTGCAGAGTTCGGTTCGAACTTGCAGTGGACTGAACCCATGTATGTCTCAAGGGTTCTGTACTTCACATTGAGATTGAAGTCGGTCGAGCGGGAGGGCTTGTAGGGCCCGAACTGCGCGTCGCCGCTGATGGCTCCCACGTTCTCCTTGTAGCGGATGCCGGGTCTGGGAGTCATGTGCTGAATGGTGTCCTGGCACCCGATGATGGGCTGCATGAGCAGCTCGGGTCGCCATTTGGTTGCCGCCTCTTGGAATTGTTCCAGCGAGGGGGTGATAGTTAGTTGTCCTGCCATGATTATAGATGATTATTAGTGACTGGTTAGGGAACGAGGTTGAACAGCTGCTTTGCGGAGTTCACCTTTCCGGCGAACTCGTCAAAGGGAGACTTGGCGGTCTGCTTTGCAGCGTCGACCACCGTTTGCGAAGATTCAGCAGGGGCGGCCTTGAGAGCCGTGACCTGCTCGGCGAGTTCGGTGTTGCGCTTGTCGCGTTCAGCGAGCGCACGCTCAATGGCGATGGCTTGCTCGGCAGTGAGCGTCACACCGTCCTCGCCCACGGCGAAGCCCTCGATGTTGAGGACTTCGCCCACGAGCGAAAGGGACTGGAGCATGGTTGCGGATGGTTTGAGAGTGTTGGAAGATGGTGTATTCACGTTATGACTAACTTGTTTGTCGTCGATGTCGTCCTGGGGATTAGGAGCGGCTTCTGCTTTGGCTGGCTTGAAAAGCGAGGCTATCGAGGCAAGGAAACGAGCGAAGAGCGTTTCCTTGCTGTCGGTGGGCACATTGGGAATGGGCATTCCAGCCGCCGCCATGGCCGAAGCCACAGCGTCGGTGAGCACCGGCTTGGACTCTCCGAGGTCGGTCACCTCATCGACAAATCCCCATTCCTTCGCCTCTTTCGCAGTGAGCCAGCCGCCCTCTCGCATGAGGTCGAGCAGGTCGGCTTGAGGCTTGCTGCACTTGGCGGAGTACATCGAGGCGACATTGTTGTCGAGTTTATTCAGATCACGGATTGCCGCCTCGCAGTTGTCACGGACAGTTGCGAGCTGGTCGGCATTCAGGCTGCCCCATTCGAAGAACTCGGTGCTGCACTTGTGCACCAGATACATCGCCGAAGCGTCGATGGAGATGTGCTTGGCACCGAGCGAGGCGATGGTGGCCGCGCTGGCGTTCATTCCCACGAAGTGGACGGTGACATCGCCGTGGTTCTTGAAGGCACTGGCGATGGAGAGGGCGGTTGCGAGTGAGCCGCCGAGGCTGTCAATCAGCACGTGGACCGGCTTGTCCTTTCGTTGGGCAAGCACATAGTCCACATAGTTGCGGTCGAAGTCGTAACCGCCGACGTAGCCTTTGAGGTGGAGATTATATTCGGTCTGTGGCATAGTGATGTAATCTAAATTTGCCACAAAATTAAAAAGGTGGTTTCCTCTGATAAAAGACATAAAAGGCACTGGCTTTGATGTCGTTTCGGGTGTCTGTGCGTCCTGGGTGCCGGTCGTGTGTGGGTTCCGTTCCACCACAAAAAAAGAGAACCGCTCGGGCGGCTCTCTCGGTGTGGTGGGCGGTGCTACGGCTTAGCAGCAGAGGAAAACGTAACCATCTTGGAAATCGTAGTCATAGCGGAAAAGGTCATCAGCATAACGCTCGAAATCAAAATAATCCTTCACGCTCTCGGGCAGATTGTCGAACATTCCGCACTCCTCGACGATGTGGCGGGCGAAATCTTCTTCGCTGTCCCATTCGCCTTGATAGGCATCACGGAAATCCTCAACGCTGATGCGGCTATCGCATCTGACATCCAAAAATGCCTCATAGGCTTCGCGCTCATCCTCATCGAGTTCGGCAAACTCTTGGATAAGGTCAAAAATGTCCTCGCTGAAAATGTCTTCAGAATACCATTCCTCGGGGAAATTCTCGTAATCTTGGCACATCAGCTCGGGGTCAGCCTCATCACGATGCAGGAAACGGCACACGGCGCAAAACTCATCATAGTCCGCAAAGGTGGTCAAATCTAACCACATTCCAAAGAGGGAACCACAATTATATTTGTGGTAAGTGCCCACATACACGGCAGGATTGCCAGTGTGGTAATCGTACTTGTAATCATCAAGGTCAAACTCCTCGACCTCATCATCAACCTCAACATTATTGAGATATTATGTTTGCAGCCAGAAACGCTCATTGGGGGCTGCGCGCCCCCAGCCGCTAGGCTAACCCTGCGGTGTTTTTCATAATATTAAAATGGTGTATTTCAAATGAATCATTACTTTTGTGAACGCATTAAAAGTTTTATTCACTTAAAAATACACCACTATGCAAAGGAACAAAATTTCTTTCAAAGGGCAAAAGATTTTCATAGGAATCGATGTCCACAAACGAAACTGGTCGGTAACGGTGCTCACAGAAGCAGGGTATCAGCGGACATACTCCCAGAACTCGTCCGCACGAGAGCTCTTTGACTTTTTGGATAAGCATTTTCCTGATGGAGAATATAAGGCTGTTTATGAGGCCGGGTTCTCAGGTTTTTCAACCTATTATGCTCTTACAGCGTTAGGTATAGACTGTATAGTAATCCACGCCGCCGATGTACCAACCACGCAATACGAAAACGTCATGAAATCCGACAAAGTTGATTCGGTAAAGATGGCTAAAGCTTTGCGAGCTGGTTTACTTCGTGGAATATACGTGCGACCGCTTGATAATCTTGATGACAGAAGTGTTGTCCGTGTACGCAAAACTGTTCAGAAAGATCTCACACGCTATAAATCAAGAATAAAGCATTTGTTGCTGAGCAATGGCGTTGATATTCCAGATGAATTTGATCCTCGAAACGGGACTAAGTGGACAAACGCTTTTATTGATTGGTTAAAGAACGATGTTGAATTGCTTTCCACCACTCGTTACTCACTTGATATTTTGATTGCACAATTGGAACGTATGAAAGTGGCCTTGAAAGAGGTTGGGCAAGAAATCAAGAAAATGTCTCAAAGTGAGCGATATAAGAATGATTACGAACTTCTTAGATCTATCCCTGGTATTGGCGAAATTGTTGCTATGACGCTACTCACAGAAATAAATGACATCAGACGTTTTAAGAATGAACGGCAATTTGCTTCCTATCTTGGTCTCATTCCAACCAGCCATAGCAGTGGCGACAAAATATCTCATGGAGAAAACACATTTCGTGGCAATAAAACATTAGGTCCCATGCTGATCGAAGCATCTTGGAAATCAATTCAGCACGACAGTGGCATGGCTTCTGCATTCACACATTATTGTAGGCGGATGAAAAGAAATGAAGCTGTCGTAAGAATTGCTAGAAAATTGAGTAACATCATAATGGCTGTGCTGAAAACCAAACAACGATATGTTCCATACATACCATATACTCCGTAAGAAAGAAGAAAAAATAACAGCCTATGAAACATTAGACAATCTTCTTAAAAACGACTCCTATTCCAATATGATGCGTCTCTTTTGAGATTTCATCTTTTTTGAGATTGTTGCGTTTTATCCCTTTAACTGAAGAAGTATCTTGATGGTCGACATTGGTCGAATCATCTCATAGAAGGTTGTCTAATAGGGCTGTTTATCTGGCTTCAAAAGAGTCAGATAGATATATTATTGTTATCAATGCAATACAGAGATTTGCATAAGATGCTAATAGCCAAACGTTAAATTCAAGTTAAAATGATTCATTTGCTTGTACGGCAACATAGAAGATTGGAGGAGCTGGAGCTGAAGCTTTTTACAACTTGCTCTTGTGCTTGGGTGCTGTCAGCACCGCTTGCAGAATTGATAGAAAGGGATTTTGTACTCATAATTGTGAAAATTTA